ACCATATCAAATGGTCTATTTTCTCCACTCATTATATATCTTTCGCTATCACAATTAGGACAAACGCCACTATCACTCCAACCACTCATTTTGCTCTCCTTATGTATTTATGAATTTCGCAATCTAACTCTAACATTTTACTTAAAACTTGTCGGGCATCTTCACTCACAGAAAAATTATCATGAAAATCTACTAACTCGCCAAGCGTCAAATTTTCTTTAATGACCAGGTTATAAATGTTATTGTCATAAAAATCTTTTATGAATTGTTTGAAGATATTATCCAACTTTTTTTCATAGCTGTTATATGTTGTAAATCTATTCATTTACTCCCCCATTGTTCTATTGCACTATTAAATTCCATTAGCCCGTCATCGCCATATAAACCAAAACACGAATCAATCCACTCCCAATCTTCTTCTGCGAGGTTATCGGCTACACTCTGATAATAAGGTAAATTACATTTGTTTACTTTTTGTGAAATCTGAATACCCCAAGTATCTCCCGTTAGAAAGGCATTGTATCTTTCTATATCACAAGATAATCCTAATTCAGCGAGGGCTAAATCTTTCTCTGATAACTCTCCTTTGATACTTTGTTGTTCTCGAATTTGGTCATGTGTTATATAAATAACCCCAACACAACCACTATCCCATTGGCAACCAGGAGAAGTAGTCATGCTTAATCCTCCATGATCATGAAGGTATAAAGGTTTCCATAAAACATTATCCGTGCTGATAAATTCTTTTAATTCTTCCTCCGTAAAATCCTCCTCATGTGGTAAATCATAACGGCTATGAAAACACACCATAGTCGTATCATTCGTCCATTCAATTCTAGGATTCTCGGCATAAGCATCATGTATTAGTTCTATCTTGTAACTATACGAATCGTTTTTTACAATTTCTTCTCTACTCATTATCTTTCCTTTCATTCATTTCATTAACAATATCTGCTCTATCTTCTAATAAGATTTCAACTTCCTCCACCAAGCTATTAAAAATATCTTGACCTTTTTCGGTAAAAGAAATTACTTCATCTTCTTCTATGGTATATTTTTCATAATCGTCCCCATATCTTTCTTGCATAATCCAATCTGCTATATCACAAGTAAGTTCAATATATTGGTCGGAGGATAATAAAATTTTTTCTTTACTCATTTGTTTTCCCCTTTCAACTCTGTAAGTTCTTTTTCTAAGTTCTCAATTTTTTCTAGTCTAATCTCTTCGACTAGGAGACCTACTAATTTTTTAGCTATGGAAATATTTTGCCAATCTTTCTCCCACCACATTTCCTCTTCCCATTTTGATACACCATGAGTAGATTTAATTGCCTTCACTATTAATTCTTTATCTTCTAAGTTCATAATTATTCCTCCAACTCCTCTAACTCTCTTTTAATTCTTTTCGTTTCTGATTGATGGTATTGCAAATCTTCTTTAAGTTCTTTTTTGTAATTATTCATGGAGCTTTCTTCAGTCCATTCCACAAACTCAATTTTTTCTTCGGCCATTATTCTTGCTCCCTTAACTCTGTATATCTTTCTGCAAATCTTGGTGTCTTATGAGTAATTAACCAAGCAAAAGGTAATGCTTTAACTTTGTGATTCAAAGTATTCCATTCTTCTATGTCGGCTACATACTCTTTCGTAAAGTTCTCTTGTATATCGTCATAACCAAAAAAACCTAACAAAGCTCCTAATAGTTCTGACTGATTATAAGTTAATGCTATGACCTGAGTTAAATCACGCTTTTTTACCGGTTCGTTTTGAGATACCAAACTGTTTATGTGATTTTTTATAGAATCAATTCTATATTGCAAACTATCGTCAAGTTCGTCCCAAACTTTATCAACATTGGGCATTTTGTTTTTTTCAATTATCTCGGTTTGTTGGGATACTGAAACAATAGCCGACAATACTTGAAACTGACTGTAAGTAAATGTTGTATAGGCAAGTTTATGTTCGTTGTTTCTATCTTGGTCTTTATAATTTATAAAATCAGTAATCTTCCTTTGAAGCTTTACATGACCAGGAACTTTCTCATTCTCTGTATATCGACTAGCCATTGTTTGCCTCTCTTTCGTTTTTGATTTCTTGTTCTCTTTTAGTTTGTGGAAAATCACAATACACATAAAGGTTACTTAATATTCTTCCCTCTCTAGTCTTAAGACTACAAGGTGTATCCCCTTTTTCTATTCTTTGGTAATCTTCAATAGGCATTTCTTTTAATACCCACTCCACAATTTTATTATACTGAATCCATTGTGGCATTTGTTGTATGTCAAAAATTCTGACTGTGGTTACAAAGTTATCACAAGTATTACAAACCCGTGATCCCTCGTCCGTGAGTAGAGGATACGGATTATTACCTAAACCCTCTATTTCTTCTTCACATAATTTACATTTATTTTCTTTTTTAGACTCCATAATCTTTCCACTCCCCCTCTGTGATTAAAGTTTTAAAAACCTCTGTAATTTCTTTTGATTTGTTAGTATCGCCTGTTACAATTTCTACTGCCTCTCTAACTTGAGATTGTAGTAATTTTAACTCCGATTCTTTATATTTAATTCTCATTGTAAAATAACTCCCTTAATAGTTAATGTATTATTATTAACACAATAAATAATGGTTTACAAGTTTTTTTACTTAATAATATATACTATTCGTTTATGGTTTACGGGTTTATGCCATAAACAAATAGCCATATATAAAACTCTTTTGGCTATATTCTGCCATTATAAAGGTTTTTTTGTTTATGGTTTACGGCAAGGGGCATAAACTTCTTTATTCAATGTTTTCAATACTTTAAGAGAGGTTTATGGTTTATGTATATATATATATGTATGGTGGGGCATAAAGCCCCCACACCATATATAATTTATTTAATTAATAATTGAGTAAACGCCACCGATAGAGTAAACTAGCCAGGTGAAAGGAAGAGGAACAATCATGGTAGGCAATAAGAGAAAAGCAAATGTCAAGGCAGTAGCAAATGAGCCGACAAGTTTGGACGCCAAATTGACAGAAAAGGAAATGAGATTTGTAGAGCATTATGTAAAAGATAATCTCTCTCAAACGGAGTCGGCAAGACGAGCCGGTTACGACCATGCAAGACAAGAGGGATATAGACTGATAAGAAGAAAACACGTAGCCGACAAGATAGTAGAAATGCAAGACGATTTAAGACAACGGGCTAGGATTACACCTGAAAGGTCTTTAAATGATTTAATGAAAATTAGAGATAAGGCATACCAGGAGGGATCATACAATGCCTCAATCGGAGCAGAAAAATTACGATTACAGATAGCCGGATTGTTAGTTGATAAGAAAGAAATTAAGACAGGAAAGATAGACCAAATGACAAGAGAAGAGGTCATGAAAGAATTAGAAAAGTTACACGCAATTGCTGAAGAGAATACGATAGATATTACAGCTACTTCCACCGAAACTGAATGAGTGTAAACAAGTTTACAAATGTTTACTAAAACTAGGGCCATTACATAAAACTCTAGGAATAAACCAGGGGGGTGGGAGGCTTCCCCTCCCCCGAAAAAAAATTGAGATACAAGTCGGGGCATATGTAGTCGGGACACACATTAGTCGGGACACGTATAAAACCAAAACTAAAACCTATCAGTTCAAGTTTAAGTTCTAAAAGTCCTAGCCAGGGGAAGGCCAAGTCCTAGCTAGACCGGCTTAAAACCAGGGAATGTTTCTGTTTACATTATGTAAACCATTTGGTAGATTCATAATCAGAAAGACTACCTTCGTAGTCTAGTTAATGGGAGTTAACATAACATGGCTAAATCAGCTACACACAAAATAACTTTATTTCAAACTGACTTAAATAGAATTAACAGAAGTATTAAAGAAATCCAGGAGAGTGAACCGGAAGGAACAAGCCTCTTTTACATGGAAATACCATACGATGTTGATAAGAAAGAGTTAGGTGATGTGTTTGTGTTTCGCACTACACTTAAAGAAGAAACCGAAGAGTATGAAACACGCATAAGTAAAACTTGGAAATACGAGGATTACGAAATTACCTTGACTGACCATTACGAAACGAAAGACATAAAACTTTCTGATTAGTAGAAGAACTTCTAGAAGAGGCCCCGACTCGTCTTGACCTGTCGGGGCTTTTTTTGTGCCTTTTCTCCAGGAAATCTCCGGGTGTCGGGACATACGTAAAAGAGTCGGGATTCATGTAAAAGACCAGGTGGTTCTCCGGGTAATATAACAGATCACCAATTATTACATTACCTGGAACCCGGCCAGGCGCCTCGAGGTTACCGGGTAGAAGGCCTTTGCTCCAGGAAAGAAAGTTGGTTTACATTCTCTTGAGGTTGTGTTATGGTTTACATATTGTTAACTATTAAAGGGAGTTAAAAACAATGACAAATAACTTAAATAAAATTTACTTTACTTATCTAGACGAACTGAGAGGTTCCGGGGAAACCAATATGTTTGGCGCTCCGTCTTATCTTATTTCTGAATTTGGAATCGATAAGAGGGAAGCCATGGACATTACGTCAGCATGGATGACCTGGGTATCTAATGGTCGTCAAATTGAAGAGGTGGCATCATGACAACATCATTGAATCCATTTCCAAAGGGTTTTTTAAAGGAAACTTTTCAAGGCCCGAAGAAAAAAACGAATCGCGATCTGAGTTGTGAAGAAAGAGTCGACGAATACTTAGCCGACAGACTCCAAGATATAAAGGAGTTTGCCCAGGAAGGTTTTTCATCTGATGATTTTTTTGAATATGGCTTATCTGTTGATTATGTTGAGCCGTTCACATTCGGAGATGACCAGGAAGAAGGATACTTACGTTATCAATTATCGTGGGGTGGCCCTAGCGATGAATTTAGGTTTTATCAATTACGAACTGAATACTGGTTCCTGGATTGGCATGACGGAGCATCAAGGGACGTATCCCAGGAAGATGATATTATAGAATTAAAATCTTTCTTTAATGATTGCGGTTATTTCGATCCAAGTTTTGAGGGGGCATCATTATGAGTCAACCATCAATAACTTTAGAAGAGGCCAAAAAACATATCGATAAAATGAACAATGAAAGTCTATATAATTTCATTGACCAACGCCGGGGGGTTGATAGTCTCATGCTAGAATATGCAAATGAGGTAGCCACCAGGCGACTAGCGAAAGAACACGCTATGTTATGGAAAGGCCAAAAGTTTAAGGACGAACCACTCCAGGACATTATCGATCGCAAGAATAAAGAGTCACAAGATTTTCTTAATGACCATATAGAGATCGTGCATATCAAATAAACAAGGTTAACTCCGGGGAAAAGGCGAGGCTAATAACTTCGCCTTTTTTTGTGTCGGGAATCCAGGTCGGGAGTCGGGATACGCATCATAGACCTGGCCATGTATTAACCAGGAATAGATAATATATATAATAAACAAAACTTGGGCCATGTGGTTGCTAGTCATGATCTAGGTCATTTAAATTAAGTTAAGTAAATAGTTGCAATTATCATTTTTATTTTGTTATAATAGGTCATTAACAACGGAGATTAAAATGAGATTAAAAGAAAAGATAACCTTAATAACTGAGAACAAAGGTAACGCAAGAATTTGGATACAAGGCGATACCGATGTTGAAAATCATGGCTTTACTGACGGACAAGTATTCACCGTTAGTTATGGAGACTCACAAATTGTCTTACAGCTTACAGGATTGAAAAGACAAAAAGGTATGCGAGTCGACAAAGAGTTTAAGCGTAAGCATAACTTACCAAAGAACACTATGAAAGTGAGTAAGACTGAGAGAGGTTCAACGATTGATATTGGCAACAAGTTTGTTACAATGGTTGCGGTTGACAATAACAAGATTGGCAATTTTATTCCTTACAAGCTTAAGAATAACAAAGACTCGAATCATAACAGCATGGTATTCATGTTCGATAAGTAACCGAATCACATACCGAATCAGTGGCGTTCTTCGGGACGCCATTTTTTTTGGGTAGTATCTTTTTGAATCGGACTCCGTTTTTATTCGGGAATGTTGGGGAGAGGGGAGGGAAGATATAGCGCCCCCTTCTTTAGAAAACCTCTAGAGAGGTTGATTTCTGTCAAATAGTTATCAATCAAAATATAATTGGAGTTGCAAGAAAAAAGTGGTATAGATTCGTTATGTACGAAAATATAGACATTTCCGAAACTATCATTGATGAAAATGAAAAAGATTTTCAAAAAAGAAAAATGATAGAAAGGCTGAGAGAAAAATTTGATTCAGAAGGAAACATGAGCGATGCTGATGTTTTATTAAAGTTCAGAGAAACTTTAGAAGAACCTGGTTTTTCCGGATTAAGGCGTGCAGAATCTAAAGAACGGCTTCGTGGTTCACCTAGACCTATGCCTTACCCACCTATTTCTCCTTTTGAAGAACCTGATCCTGATGAAGATTATGGTTCTAATTGGTATGACTCATTAACCGATGAAGAAAAAGCAAGAATAGATAAACAAAATAAACCTTATAGAGATAGAAACCGAATGCTTAAACCTGAGATGTACGATGGCCCTACCGAGCAACTTGCTCATGGTGGTCAAGTAAGACGAAGAGTTCCTGATATTTATTTTAATAAATACGAAGAAGGTGGCGAAGTCTATGAACCTCGCATAGCAGAAAGAGCGCCTTACTTTAATTTACCTGATTATGAAACAGGCGAATATGATGACATAAAGTTAAGTAGGTTGAGAAATTTATTTACCAAACTACTTCCTGATTACAAGGAAGTTCAGTACAAAGGTGGTTCACAAGCAGCAAAAAACTTTATAAGTAATATAGGAAATTTTGCTGGGGAAGTAGGATTAACTCCTTTTAAATTTGCAGATATGTTTTTAGAGTTTGCTGGAGGAGGTTCTCCAATAGATTCTTTCAATCTTTATATGGATAGACCAGAAAGAGTATATCCGGATAGTCCAGCTGTTTCTAAAATAATGCCATGGAATGTGGAAAGAAAAAATTATCACGAAGAATTTCCTATCGAGAGATTTAAAGAATATGATACGATGAAATATAGACAACAATACAACATGGGGGGAGCGGTCAACAACCCTTCTACTATGGGGATACAATCATTAACACCCTCCCTTACAACGCACAGTGTCCCCGGCTCCCCCCAAACAAATGCTGTTAATACGAATGATCCAAGATTTTCTAACAACAGTGTTAATCCCATAACAGCTTTAGCTAGTGGTATTGGTAATTTAAATAAAAGCTCTAATACTACTAATGCTCTTTTAAAAAAGAACAGCGCTAACCCTAATGCTAATGCTAATGCTAATTTAAAAATAAATTACACACCTAATCCAACAACAAAAGAAAATAGATTTGCATTCTTTAATGCTTTAAATAGTACACGACCAAATTTAGGTTAAGAGTTTCCTGTCTAGTAGAGAGGGGTAAGAAATTACCCCTTTTTTTTATGCAGACGAAAATACATCCAATATAAAAATAAAAGATTAAAAGGAAGGAACATAGCAAAGTCCACATAACTTCCTTGCATAAAGAAATGTAAACTAGCATACAAAAAAATTGTTCCGAATATATAGGCAGATACCCCTATGATTTCGTAAATAATCTTTATGTAAAAATTATAATGTTCCATATTTTCAATCTAATACCTTTATGAGGCATTTTTATGACAGTGTAAATTATCTTGCGATTTTAACAAAATGCTAGTACATATTCGGTATAGGAGATTATTATGAAAAAAATTATTTTAATAATACCAATGATGGTTTTTCTCGCTAATTGTTCTGCGTCTAGCATAACTGTTTCTGCAAATATTCCAGAATCACAAGAGGTTGACATTAGTATAAAAACCACAGATGCTGACAAGCAATAAGGAGAAAATCATGGAATGGTTAAACAAGATAAAAGACCTGATCGTGACTCTTCCCTCAAGAGTAACCGAACCAAGCACCTGGGCAGGTGTCGGTGTAGTGTTACTGGGACTTGCAATTGTGTCGACAGGCAGGGGCTTCCTCGGACTGCTGACAATTGTTGCGGGGGGAATTGCCATATTTCTTAACGAACGATCTGAATAAAGTAGAGAGGGTAAAATGATCTCAATCCTAGGCAGTTTATTGGGCTTTGGCACTTCATTCTTGCCCTCTGTATTTTCTTTCCTACAGAAGAAAAACGACCAAAAGCAAGAGTTGTTGCTTTTAGAGGCTCGTGCAAAATATGCTCAAGAACTGAGCAAATATAAACTTGAAGAGTTAGATGCTCAGGCTCAAATAGAAGAGAGCCGCACTATCTATAACCATGCAAGTGAGTTAGCAAAAAATAATCAGTCTCCGTTTATTTCGGCTTTACAGGCGTCCGTTCGTCCTGTCATTACTTATTTCTTTTTTCTGCTTTTTGCATTTATAAAAACTATGGCTGTAGTTGTTTCTATTAGAGAGGGCGTAGATGTATCGGAAGCTATACTAGCTTGCTGGGACGATAACACAGCAGGTGTCTTTTCCGCTATTCTAGCATTTTGGTTTGGAAACCGGGCTGTCGCTAGATACGTAAAGTAAAATGAAAAATGTAAAAAAACTTTTAGACGGCTTAACAGACGAACAAGCCCGAGAAGCATTACAACTTCAACAAAGATTAAATACTCTCGATTATCAAAAGACATCACAAAGTACCTTTATTCCTTTTGTTAAACATATGTGGCCCGACTTTATTGAGGGACAACATCATAAAATTTTTGCCAAGCAACTAGAAAGAGTTGCGACAGGCGAATCAAAAAGGTTAATTGTAAATATGCCACCCCGACACACAAAGTCCGAATTTGCTAGTGTGTTTTTTCCGGCATGGATGATGGGACGCAATCCTAAATTAAAAATCATTCAGGCGACACATACAACAGAACTTGCCACAGGCTTTGGCCGTAAATGTAAAGCTCTCGTGCATAGTCCACAATTTCGTGAAGTTTTCCCTGAAGTAAAAATATCTCCCGAAAGTCAAGCTGCTGGTCGTTGGAATACAGTAGAAGGTGGAGAATATTTTGCAGCGGGTGTTGGAGCTGCTATTACAGGACGGGGCGCAGACTTACTTGTTATTGATGATCCACATTCTGAGCAAGATGCTTTAAGCGATACTTCTTTTGATGCGTGTTACGAATGGTATACCTCTGGCCCACGACAAAGATTACAACCAGGTGGCTCTATTGTTATTGTTATGACACGCTGGTCAACCAAAGATTTGACAGCACAAGTATTAAAAATGCAGTCACGCAAAGGAGCAGACCAATGGGAAGTTATAGAGTTTCCGGCTATCTTTGAAGATGACAAAGTATTATGGCCCGGATTTTGGTCACGTGATGAATTAGAAGGTGTTAAATCTTCCTTACCTATATCGAAGTGGGCTGCACAGTGGTTACAAAAACCGACAAGCGCAGAAGCTGCTATTCTCAAAAAAGAATGGTGGCAAGTATGGGAAGGAGAAGAGCCTCCTTATTGTGATTACATTATTCAATCTTATGATACAGCATTTTTAAAATCAGAAAGAGCTGATTATAGTGCTATTACGACATGGGGTGTCTTTACTCCGAGTGAAGACGATGCACAGGCAATATGTCTGTTGAACAGTGAAAAAGGACGGTGGGAGTTTCCGACATTAAAGAAAAAAGCTTATGAACATTATTTGGAATATGATCCTGATATGGTTCTTATTGAAGCAAAAGCTTCAGGTTTACCTCTAACACAAGAACTAAGAACAATGGGTATTCCTGTTATTAACTTTACCCCTGGTGGTCGAAGAGGAGGACAAGATAAAATTGCACGGGCTAATGCGTGCGCTCCGCTTTTTGAATCAGGTAAAGTATGGAGGCCGGAGACAGAATGGGCTGAAGAATTAGTTGAAGAATGTGGTAATTTTCCAAATGGAGATCACGATGATTTGGTAGATTCGACAACTCAGGCTATACTCCGATTCCGTGAAGGAGGATTTATAACTCATCCTGAAGATTATTTAGATGACGAAATCACTCCTAAGCAGTATAAGTATTATTAAAGGAGAAAAAATATGCCAAGAGTTGGAAAAAAACATTTTTCTTATGACGAAGACGGATACGCTAAAGCACGTGCCTTATCTGACAAAACTGGTGAACCTATGGTTACTGGTTATGCTCAAGGTGGTTCAGCAGCTGATTTTGTTTCTGATAAAGAAAGACAAAGACTTGAAGATGATTACTTAGCAAACTCTGCCGCTGTTAATCCTGAATTTGCCTACGACCGTGCAAGTTACGAGTTAGATCAAGGTGAAGGAACAAACAGAATGAAAAAAGCTAGAAGAATGGCTGGCGGTGGTGAAGTTGAAGTGGCTATACCTAAGAGTGCTGGAGGCGAAAGCACTATGAGAGGTATGGGCGCAGCTACTAAAGGTGGTAAGTTTTCTGGAGTATTCTAGGTTGTGTCTAAAAAAATTAAATTTGAACCTGACTTTGAATTACAGGAAGATGACGAAGTAGTTTTTGAATTTGAAAACGAAGTAAAAGCTTTAGATCCTATTTCTGTAGAAGAAGCAGTGGCAAGGATAATTTGTTTTAACAATCCTGAAAATCCATGTGATTGCAAAACCTCACTAAAATGTGATAAACATGAAAAGTATAGAGCTTCTGCTTTATCAGCTATTGTAGTTGTTCTAAGTACCGAAGGGTTTTTAAAACCTAAAAATTTATTGATAGAAAAAAAGGATATTAATTAATGGTTGATGATAATTTACCTTTAGGACAAGGAGGGCCAGAAGAAGAAGAGCTGGCTATAGAAGGAAATCCTTTAGAAGGATTAACAGTCAATCCTGAAGTTTTAGAAATTATACAAAACGGAGAAGGTATAGAGCTTGAAGACGGCTCTATGGAATTTACCTTAGAAGAAGGTGTCCTTGAAAAACAAAATGTTCCTTTTGATGCGAACCTTGCTGAGTATATGGACGATAGCGCATTGGGAGCATTATCTAGTAATTTACTTGCTCACATAGAAGAAGATAAAAGCTCTCGTCAAGAATGGGAACAAGCCTATAGACGAGGACTAGAATTATTAGGTGTTAACAATACAGAAAGGTCTGAACCTTTTGAAGGAGCTTCAGGTGTAACTCACCCTATGTTAGCAGAAAGTGCAACGAAGTTCCAAGCAATGGCTTATAAAGAATTACTTCCACCCGGAGGGCCAGTGCGAACAATGATTGTAGGCGCACAAAACGCAGAAACCGAAGCCCAAGCTGATAGAGTAAAAGAGTTTATGAACTATCAGATAACTTGTGAAATGGAAGAATATGATCCTGAAACAGATCAAATGTTATTTTATCTTCCGCTTAGTGGTTCAGCATTTAAAAAAGTTTATTACGATCCGACAATGGGTAGACCATGCGCTCGTTTTGTTCATGCAGAAAAATTAATTGTCCCTTACAATACAACCGACCTTATCTCAGCAAGTCGAATAGCTCAACAATTTACAATGGGTGGCAATGATTTACGCAAACTTCAGTTATCAGGTTTTTATAAAGATATAGATTTAAAACCAGGGACTGTTGGCGCAAGCGAAGTTACAGAAGAAATAGATAAACTTTCCGGCCTTGAAGATATTAATTATGAAGACGATGTTTTTGAATTATATGAAATTCATACTTTCCTTGATTTAGATGGTTTTGAAGATGTTGATGAAGAAGGTGAACAAACAGGAATTAAAATTCCATATATTGTAACTATTGATGCGTATAGCGGAAATGTTTTATCTATTCGTAGAAACTACAATGAAAATGATTCTATGAGAAATCCTATTCAGTATTTTGTTCATTACAAATTTTTACCGGGATTAGGTTTTTATGGATTTGGTCTTCCACATATTATTGGCGGTATGTCACAATCAGCAACTTCTATTTTAAGACAGCTTATTGATGCGGGTACATTAGCAAACTTACCAGCTGGTTTTAAAGCTAGAGGTATTCGTATTCGTGATGATGATGTTCCGTTGCAACCAGGTGAATTTAGAGATGTAGATGCCCCTGGTGGAATTTTAAGCAATTCTTTAATACCTTTACCATTTAAAGAACCTTCACAAACTCTTTATGGATTATTAAAAACACTAGAAGAAAACGGCAAAGGATTTGCCGCTATTGCAGATTTTCCATACAAGGAAGTAGACAAGAATGCTCCTGTTGGCACAACGATTGCCAACCTTGAAAAAGGAACACGAGTTATGTCTGCTATTCATAAAAGGTTACATTATTCTCAAAAAATAGAATTTAAAATACTTGCTAGATTATTTAATGAATATCTGCCTCCTGTTTACCCTTATGCCACAGCAAACGGACAACAAGAAATCAAACAAACTGATTTCGACCAAAGAGTAGATATTATTCCAATCAGTGATCCTAATATTTTTTCTATGGCACAACGAATAGCTATGGCACAAACACAGTTACAATTAGTGCAATCTAACCCTGCTATTCATGGCCCGAATGGTTTATACGAATCATATCGAAGAATGTATTCTGCTTTAGGTATTCAAAACATTGATCAGGTATTACCTAGACCAAAACCACCACAACCAATGGATCCTGGTCAAGAAAATGCTATAGCTATGAAAGGTGGAACATTAAAGGCTTTTCCACAACAAGACCACGATGCTCATATTAAAACACATTTAGCATTAATGGGAACTCCAGCTCTAAATGCTGACTTAAATCTTGTGGCTAATATTCAAGCGCACATTTATGAACATATTTCTTTTAAAGCAAAAGATATGGTTCTTGCTAAAATGCAACCTGAAATTGAGCAGTTAAAAGCTCAGTACGGAGGTCAAATACCTCCTGAGGTTCAAGAACAATTAAAACTGCAAATTGAAGAACAAACGGCTCAAGAAATTGCTGGTTTATCAGAACTATTTACTCAAACAATTGAACCGCTTGAAGGCCCTGATCCATTAGTGGCTTTACGACAGCAAGAAATTAATCTAAAAGAATCAGATATGGAACGCAAATCAGAGGAGTTCCAACAAAGGCTTCAACACGATATTATATCAGATGAAGCAACTGCTCAGGTAGCTTTGGACAGAGTGGATGTTCAAGAAAAAGCTATAGATGAGCGGACTCAAATCGCACGGGAACGAATCGCTGCTCAACGGGAACGTGATAACAAAAAATAGGAGAGAGACTGAGATGTTAATAAATGAGTTTTCGTAGCTTTTTTAAAGAAATTTCTATAGCATTTGTTTCTATAGCTGTTGTGGCTAGTATTACTTTTGCTGAAGATTCAAACATAACAAATACGACTACGACGACTTCTACTGTTACTAGCAATAATACCAACACCAATAATAATACCAATGTAAATCAAAGCACTAGCAATAACACCAATACCAATTTTAATACCAACAACACAACAATTTCTCAGACTAATAATTCTACATCGAACAATACCAATGTGAACACATCAACGGTAACAAGCACAATCAATCAGACACAAAATGTTAACAACACTTCACTAATAACTAACAACTCTACATCAGAAAATACCAACTTGAATACCAACAATTCAACAAGTTCTAACACAAATACTAACAACAATAACAATGTTAGTTCATCAACTTCTGATGTTACAACGAGCAACCAAAATGTGAACACTAACAACAACACTTCACAAAATGTAAACACTAATAATTCTACAAGTCAAAGCTCACAAAAAGTAACACAAAGAGTTAAATCGCCTCCCCCCTCCGCAGTGGCTCCATCCATCATGTCCTATTCCCAAGACCTATGCACTTCGGGGGCTTCATCGGCAGTCCAAACTCAGTTCTTTGGTGTATCTACTGGAAGAAGTGTACGAGACGAAAACTGCGAACGCTTGAAACTCAGTAAAGGTCTCTATGACATGGGAATGAAAGTCGCAGCCGTTGCTTTACTTTGTGAGGATGCTCGTGTCTGGAGATCGATGATGCAAGCCGGCAGTCCCTGCCCGTATAAAGGTAAGATAGGCGAAGAGGCAAAAGTTGCATGGGAACAAAATCCAGAAGACAGACCAGACTGGAACGAAGTAAAAAAAGAACTTACTGGTTATGAAATAAAAGCATATAGAAAAGGTGACTTCTGTAAGAAGTATCCTAAGCACAAGATATGTTCAGGCTAATCACACTATTATTTTTAACGACATCTGCATGGGCAACTGATCCTGTATTTAACATTGGTACTGATCCTATCATTGATATAACTGGAACCGGCACTGGATTAAGTCTTGGCGATGATTCGATGTCAGGTCTCAAAAATATCGGTTTCGATTTTACCTTCTATGATCAGACTTTTGATCAAGTAAATATATCTATGAACGGATTCTTTACTTTCCAAGATAACTTCTCTGTACCTAGAAGTAGGAATTACAGATCAGAAACGCTACCAGCTAGTTCATTTAATTACTCTGTTTTTCCTGCATGGTCTGATTTTATTAGAAGATCTAGTGGCAACCAATCTCCCTACATACAGACCTTTGGACAAACAGCAGACACAGATCAATATTTTGTTATTATGTGGGACAATGTTTCTGAATACAGTAATGGGTTAAAGAGTACCTTCCAAGCTATACTATATGAAACGACTAATGAAATTGCTTTTAGATATGATGAGTTACGCATACAAAATCACGACATAACAATAGGATTACAAGGTAATAATGAAGCTGTAACATATTTGAGATATGAAGACACTGGAAGTACAACCTTTATTGAAACAGATGATTTTAGTGTAAGCACAGCTATTGATGAGTCTTTTAGCAACCTTTCTTCTGAATGTTTAATAGATGCAGATTTTAGTGAATTATGTGATGTGTATGATTTAACAAATAGTTTTGAAAGTGATGACTTTCTATACGGAATAGATGAGGATATAATATTTGGTTATGACGAAGATGAAATGTTTTATGGATACAATATGGGAGAGGATGAATTTACAGACACCTCTACGATTGTTCTTGGAGTTGTTGGGGATGGGGGTTCTTTTGATTATAATGACGGTGATATTTTTATTACTGATGATATTGACTTTGATTCGTTCATAGATGTAAACTTAGAAGATGATACATTATTTATACATCTTGATAGCGAGTACGATATTGAGTTCCTTGATCCATTGCCTGATTTGGAAGAAATCGACTTTTTAGAAATAGTCGAAATTGAAGAAGAAGAATTTATCCAACATTTTGAAGAAGTACAAGAAAGAATGGAAGAAGACTTTCTTGTCTTTATGGAAGAAGAGATTTCTGAAGAAGAGTTTGTTGAAGTTGTAGAAGAATTTTTTAATGAAGAAGAAGCAATAGAGGAAGAGGAAGAGGCATTAGACGAAGCTATTAATGAAATAACTCCTGAAGAAGTAGAAGAAGAACAAGAAGAAAAAGGAGCTACTAGAAGAAATATAGTTAGCACAAGAAACCTTGTTTCTAATTTAGTCTCTACCGTAGTAAGAGGAAGTTATAGTTCATCAAACAATATAACAAATAACAACAATAATAATTCTAATAATTCCGTAAATGTTTCTGGTAATACAGCTACAAATGTAAATTCACCTACCACATCAAATCAGGTAGCAGCCAACCAAGTTCAAACTAATACAGTTTTACAATCTATTACAATTATGCCTATGCCTGGAGTAGACAATACTCCTTCTGTTGTTATGGCCGAAGTCCAAGTAACAACTATGGAGAATCAAATAGAAAGTGTTACATCTTCGGTAATGACTGCATCGGAAGCAGACCAAGTAGCAGACCAAATTGTAGCTCAGAATATACAATCTCAACAAGAAGAAAACCAAAGAAGTCAAAACGAATCAGGTGAATATAATGCTCAAGGACAAGCTAACCTTTTAGCTTTTATGGGTTATTCAGCCGGATTTAATGCCTATCAAAATATGAACATACCTGACGGTTCAAATTGGTATGAACCAAGAACTATATATGCAAATGTTGTTTTAGATGATAATATTTCCGGGTATTATAATTTAGTAGGAACTAATTTAGATCAACAAGCTAATATAATACAAACACAAAACATGGAGTTTTTTAGATGATAGAAAGAACACACAAAACAAATTTAAAAACTTTTCAGTTTCCTTTACTTCATAAAGAAAAAGGTTTGGATAAAAAATATAGAGGTTTTGATTATCCTTTAGTAACAGTTCATGAAGTAAGTTCTCAACTAGGTAGATACAGAGGTGTAGAACACCCAGTAACTGTAAGGTCTTAAATGTCTGAAGAAATTAAAGTAGTAGAAGTAGAAAGACGGTCTTGGTACAACAATCCCGAAGGTTTTGATAAATGGAGAATATTTCCTCGTATATTAATAACCTTGTACGGTGTTATGTTTTACAAAACTTGTGATTGGTTTATGACATTACCCGATCCCACTAATTCACAGTCAGCTTTTGTATCTATTATTGTAGGAGCAGGCGCTGCTTGGTTCGGCTTGTATATTGGTAAAAAATAATGTCAAGAAATATATATGGAGAAAACAATGAAAAACATCTTGCCTAAATTACAACAGTACATCACCATAGTAGGAGTCATCACCGCAATAGGTGGAGGTTTTTACACGTGGGGCCAATTTAATTTAAGATTGGACAATATTGAAAAAAAGAAAATTAAAACAGTTAATATTGCTCCATTAAAAACAAGTATTGCTGAACTATCAACAAAAGTCGACAATATAGAACAAAGATTAGATAGAACAGAGGACAGGGTTGATAAAGTCGGTAATAATGACAATCCATTAGCTAGGTAAATGGCTAAAAAAAGAGCCAAACCTATACGCAGAACCACTAAAGGTAAAAGCGCAAATTATCGCCCTACAAAAAAAGGCGCGGGGATGACACGCAAAGGTGTTAAGGCTTATCGAAAAGCAAATCCTGGATCTAAATTAAAAACAGCAGTTACAGGAAAAGTTAAAAAAGGCAGTAAGGCAGCTAAAAGAAGAAAGTCTTATTGCGCTAGATCATTAGGTCAGTTAAAAAGAAGCAGTGCTAAAACGAAAAACAATCCAAATTCTCGTATTAGACAAGCTCGCAGAAGATGGAAGTGTTAATTTAGGAAAAAAAAATGAGTTTAGTAGAAAATATTAATAAAAGAAAAAGAGCTGGAAAAAGTAGGTCAAAAAAAAATACAACTATATCTAAAAAGGCTTATGCAGATATGAAGTCTGGTTGGAAGAAAAAAAAGAAAAAGAAAAAAACTAAGAAAAAAACAACTAAAAAGAAGAAATAATGCCCTTAAAAAAAGGAAAAAGCTCTAAAGTTATAAGTAGTAATATAAGAAAACTGCGTGGAGAAGGGTATAAAAGCAAACAAGCAGTTGCTATTGCTTTAAGTAATGCCAAAAAGAAGAAAAAAAAGAAGAAAAAGAAGAAGAAAAAACGATAATTTTAGTAAAAAGGAGATAATATGACTGAAATAACTAAAAAAAAGACAAAAACTAAGAAAAAAACGGAAAAAAAAGAAAAAGTAGTGGATAAATATGCACGAGCAGGTTTTGTCCAGGCTACTAAATCTAAATAATTGCTGATAAACAGAATATATATGTAAACACAATTACTATTTTTATTCCTGTATCAAAGTATTTTTCAAGCATTTTTTAACTCCTTTAACTACTGTATTTATCCCTTTTTACAGATAAATCAAGTGTTTTTTTGTTAAAAAAATGCGACATTTTTTCTTATTTTGTTTACATATAAAAATAATATGGTTGACAACTGTAAACAAATCACTGCTTATAGAACATGATGTATGATTATGAAGCTCTTCAACACGTTTTAACTTTAGTCCGAGATAGAAAAGAAGACTTATCGGCTCAACTTGAAACTGGTGGAATAGAAAATTGGTCAATGTATCAAAATGTAGTAGGACAGTTGCAATCCTTGGCATATATAGAATCCGAAGTCCAATCGTGGTTAAAAAGATTGGATGGAGAAGATGAATAAAAAGAAACTATTTGTACCTGATAAGTACGCAGATGAAAAAATAGAACCTATAACCGATGATATTGGTTACGAATCAGCTTTTGTAAAAGAAGAAGATAGGTTTTTAGATCCCGAAAAATTAAATGCAAGTCTTAAAGAAAGATTACCTAATCCAACAGGCTGGAGACTTATTGTTGTTCCTTATCAAGGAAAAGCAAAAAGTGATGGAGGTATCTTTATTCCTGACAAAGTAAGGGAGCAAGAAGCTCTTGCTACAACAGTCTGTTATGTTTTAAGCACTGGCCCTGATTGTTATAAAGATAAAACTAAATTTCCAAACGGAAATTATTGTAAAGAAGGTGATTGGGTGCTTATTGCTCGATACGCCGGGACAAGAGTTAAGCTTGAAGATTTTGAAGTTAGAATTTTAAATGATGATGAAATTCTCGCAACTGTCTTAGAGCCTAGTGATGTAAAAACTTTTTAGGAGAAAAAAATGGAAGAAGAAAATAATTTAAACGAAGAAACGGAAGTGGCATTACCTCCTCAAGAAGAGGAAACAAATGATGTAGAATTACCTGCTCCACCAGAAAACGAATCAGTTGTAGAAGAAACTGCTGAAGCTTCGGAAAATGTAGAACAAGAAATTACTGAAGAAGAGTTACAACAAAAGAAAAATAAAACTCAAGACAGAATTAATGCTCTAACAAGAAAAAGAAGAGAAGCAGAAGAAAGAGAAGCAGCAGCTTTAGAATATGTAGAGGTACTTCATAAAAAAGTTACCGACCTTGAAAGTAAAAACAAAAAAATTGATGTAGGGTTTACTAATGAATTTGAATCAAGAGTAGCTTCTGAAGAAGACCAAGCAAGAAAAGCATTAACGGATGCTACTGAATTAAATGATCCTATAAAAATAGCTGAAGCTACTTCAGCATTAGCTAAGGTAGAAATTAACAAAGAAAGATTACGGGTTATGAAAAATAGGCAAACAGCTAGACCAGCTGAACAGCCTCTTGCTCAAACTCCACAACAAAATGCTGCCCCGCAACCGCAACCCAAACCTGATCCCAAAGCAGAAAGCTGGGCAGCAACCAATACTTGGTTTGGAAACGACAGAAAATTAACTGCTGTAGCTATGGATATTCATACAGAGTTAATTGATGAAGGTTTTGATGGTTCTACAGATGGATATTATGAAGAATTAAATAAAAGAATAAATCCGTGGTTAGGAACAGCAGGGGTGAAAACACCTGATGTAACAGGAGAAGAAACAGAGATTAAGAGAGGTTCTTCTCCTGTAGCCCCGGTTAATTCAGGAAGATCGGTTGCAAAAAAACCAAAATCTGTTAGATTAACTAAGTCTCAGGTAGATATTGCTAAAAGACTTGGTATACCGAAAGAAGAATATGCAAAAGAATTAGTAAAACTACGAGGATAATAATTATGAATAAAAAAACTGAAACAAAAGAATTTACGGATGAGGTCACAGCTACTGAAGCAGCTGATAGATCTTCACGGAATAAAGAAACAAGAGAAGCTTCAACTCGCCCAGTGCAATGGCGGCCACCTAATAAATTGCACGCCCCGGATGCTCCAGACGGATTTGTTCATCGTTGGATTCGAGCGGAAATGTTAGGACAGGAAGATAAGTCTAATGTCCATCGCCGAATGCAAGAAGGTTATGAACTTGTAAGAGCGGATGAGTATCCAGATTCTGATTTACCGGTAGCTGAAGGCAGATACGCGGGCATTATCGGAGTTGGAGGATTGCTATTAGCTCGTTTCCCAGAAGAATTAAGGAAACAGCGACAACAATATTATAGCGATAGATCCAACCAGCAAATGGAAGCTGTTGATAATGACTGGATGAAGGACAACAATCCTTTAATGCCTAAAGACAAACCGGAAAGAAGAACACAAGTATCATTTGGTCAACCCAGAGTTGATAAATAATTAATCAACTCTAAATTAAAAGGAGTTTAACTCATGGCAAATAAAGATGCCCCTTTTGGTTTGCGTCCAATTAGAATGATCGGCGGCGGTGATTTTACAGGCGGCCAAGACAGATTTGATATAGCTAGCGGCTATACTACAAGTTTATACCAAGGAGATCTCGTAGAGCCTCTCACTAACGGTACAATCGGTAGAAAAGCTGCTGGGGAAAACGATCCTGTTCTTGGCGTATTTAACGGCTGTAGATATACAAATCCCACAACCGGTACTCCCACTTGGGCCAATACCTACCAACAACCGATCGCAGCAAGTGACATTTATGCATTTGTAGTTTGTGATCCTAGTGTTGTTTACGAAGTACAAGCAGATGACACATTTCCAACAACTGATTTATTCGGCAATTTTGATATTGTTGATAATTCACCAGTTGGAGATACATCTTCTGGTATTTCACATTTAGAACTTGACGTCACGACAGGCAATACCACTGCTACTCTTCCTTTGAAAGCCATTGGCATTTCAACGGATGCAGATAACAGTGACACAGCGTCTGCTAACACCAACGTGGTCGTTACTATTAACAATTCAGTGTTTTCTGGTGGCACTGACGGTCTAGCATAGGAGGTTAACATGGCTATATCACGCGCACAACTCGCAAAAGAACTAGAACCAGGCCTCAACGCTTTATTTGGACTTGAATATGCTAAATACGGTGACGAATCTCAAGAGATTTTTGAAACAGAATCTTCTGACAGAGCATTTGAAGAAGAAGTAATGCTCGTTGGATTCGGTAATGCTGCAGAAAAAGCAGAAGGCGCAGGCGTACAATACGACTCAGCTTCAGAAGCTTATACTTCTCGTTATACACATGAGACAATTGCTCTTGCATTTGCTCTAACGGAAGAAGCTGTTGAAGATAATTTGTATGATCGTCTAGCAACTCGCTATACTAAAGCATTAGCTAGGTCAATGAATCACACTAAACAAGTTAAGGCAGCTAATGTTCTAAACAATGGTTTTAACAATAACTTCACTGGTGGTGACGGGGTTGAGCTTTTCTCAACTGCACATCCACTAGCATATGGAGGAACATTTGCTAACGAACCTACTACAGATGCCGATTTAAATGAAGCTTCTCTAGAAAATGCACTAATTGATATTAGTAATTTTGTAGACGAAAGAAATTTAATCGTTGCCCTTAACGGAAGAAAACTTGTTGTTCCGTCACAACTAAGATTTGTTGCTGACAGAATACTTGAATCTACTCTTAGAGTAGGTACTGCTGATAACGATATTAACGCTATCAGAAATACAAGTGCTGTTCCTGAAGGATATGTAGTGAATCACTTCTTAACTGATCCTGACGCATGGTTTGTATTAACCGATGCTCCTAATGGTCTGAAACACTTTGAAAGAAGCCCATTAAGAACAGCAATGGAAGGTGACTTCAACACAGGAAATATGAGATACAAAGCAAGAGAAAGATACAGCTTTGGATGGTCTGATCCTAGAGGAATTTATGGTTCAAAAGGCGCTTAGTCTTTTTTAGATTTCTGAGAAAAGGGTAGATTCTGTCTACCCTTTTTTTTGCCTATTGCATTCTCCGGGAAACTTTTATATTATGAAGAATCTTTGACGAACATGGTGTTCGACAGGCTACTCAACTGACAAGGAGAAAAACAATGGGTACAACAACTTTTAGTGGGCCAATTAAAGCAGGCCCAATCTCAAACACTACTGGAACAACAGTTGGCACTGATGTTGCTGATGTAGGCTATGTAACTATGGCTCAATCAGCAGTTCCAAATATTACTGGTGCAAGTCAACTTAATCAAAGAATGGCAGTTATACCTGCTAATTCACAGATTATTGATGTTATCTTAAATGTAACAACAGCTGGTGATGATACTGGAGCCGCTACTATTTCTGTAGGAACTGCAGCAGATGCAGATGCTTTTTTAAACGGCATAAACACTAAAGCAGTGGGAACAACACATGGAACTTTAGATACTGAAGCTACTAATGTTGGAACAACTGATTTAGAGGTTCTTGCTGACTTTACTGGAGCAACTGGAGATGGAACAGCTGGTGTTGCTACTGTTACAGTTCTATACGCTCAGAACAATAATTTATCATAGGAGGCTTAAATGGCTGGCCCAGTTAGTGTCGCAAATTTAGGAGCTAATGCTACTGAAACTATCATTAATCCACAGTCTGCAAACCCTGCTGTAAATTATGCAAGTACAATTGCATATTTTAAAGGGATTGATTTTTCTGCAGGCGCTGGAGGAGAAGGTACAGTTAATATTCAAACACAAGTAAATGGATCTTGGGCAACACAGACAACATATTCTGTTAGCGCTAATAACAATGATTCTGTTTATATTCCAGGTGACATGGGAGTTCGTTTAAAAGACGGACTGCGAGTTACTACTGATGCGAATATTGACAACGCTCAAATATATTACACGTAATAAGGAGTTAAGATGGAAATGGACTTACTATGGAATGTTGGTTTAACCATCTTAATTGCTCCTGGCACTTATGCTATTGCTAATTTATTTGTTCGGATGAATAAAGCACAGCAAGATATAAATGATTTTAAAGTAGAAGTAGCTAAAGAATATGTTTCTAAAGAAGATTATCAAGATAGCTTAGAGCAAGTTCTAAGAAGGTTTGATAAAATAGAATCTAAAATTGATAGGATTATTGAAAGTGGCTAGTGGTCGTTCTCAGTTTGGTACTTTAACTAAAAGATCTTTTTATAGTAAAGGCGGTAAAGTAAGAAAAAAAAAGAATAAAGGATGTGGTAAAATTATGTCCTCTAGAAGAAAGGCAACAAGGTATAGTTAATGACATTAAGTAACTCTAAAAACTTTGAATTAAATGTAACAGATTACATTGAGGAAGCTTATGAAAGATGTGGTTTAGAGTTACGAACAGGCTATGATTTAGAAACAGCTAAAAGATCTATGAATTTACTTTTGGCTGATTGGGCTAACAGAGGTCTTAATCAATGGACTATTCAACAAACGATTACTACAGTAAGTGAAGGAGTAAATTATATTTCTCCAGGAACTGATACTATTGATGTACTAGACGCTGTTTTAAGACGAAATGAAAATGGTACAGATACAGATATGTCTTTAGGAATGGTAAGCCGTGCAGAATTTTTAAACATTCCTGATAAGTCTAATAAAGCTAGACCAACTCAATATTTTTTAGACAAACAAATTGATCCTAAAATATATTTATGGCCTACTCCAGATAACAGTACAGATAAAATAGTTTATAATAGATTAGTAAGAATGGATGACGCTGATGCGCCAAATAATACTTTACAAATGCCTTTTAGGTTCTATCCATGTTTAGCAAGTGGGTTAGCTTATATGCTATCTGTTAAAAAAGCTCCTGAAAGAATGGAAATATTAAAAGCTGCATATGAAGATGATATGCGAAGAGCTATTGATCAAGATGAACCTCGGTCATCCTTTAGAATAGCTCCCGATATGAGGAGTTACAGGGTAAGATAATGAATTACGCTCTTGGAAAATTTGCAATTGCTATATGTGATATTTGTGGTCAAAGGTACAAATTACACGAGTTAAAAAAACAATGGAATGGTTGGAAAGCCTGTCATGAATGTTATGATCCAAAACAACCACAATTAGAGATACCTACAAATACTGTAGATCCCCAAGCATTATATGAACCAAGACCTAGTATTGATGTAGAGGCTGGTGAAGGTGTGGTAAGAACAGAAAATCCTGGATTTGTTAATTCAAAAGAAGATTTAATTGGTCATGCTTTTAGAACTAATTCTTTGAATGGACAATTAGGTAGTATAACGGTGGTAGTATAATGGCATACACATACACAACATTAAAAACAGCTATACAAGATTTTGTAGAAGATTCAGGAACAACCTTTGTTGCTAATTTAGATAATTTTATACAAAATGCTGAACAAAGAATATTTAGCGAATCAGATTTACCATTAGATAGAAAAAATTCTACGGGTAATACCACAGCTAACAATAAATATCTTTCTAGTCCTGATGATTTTTTATCTACCTATAGTTTAAGTATTGTTTCTAGTGGAACACATCATTTTCTTTTAAACAAAGATGTTAATTTTTTACAAACATTTGATCCCGATCCTGACACCACACGAGGAATGCCTAAATATTATTCTTTATGGGATGAAAATACTTTTATACTTTCACCCACCCCGGATCAATCATATGAAGTAGAATTGCATTATTATTACAAGCCTGTTTCCATAACTACATCTACAGATGGAACATCTTGGTTTGGTACTAATGCTCAAAACGCATTATTATATGGATCATTAGTTGAGGCTTACACATTTTTAAAAGGTGAGCCGGATTTAATAAAACTATATAATGATCGCTATATGGAAGCGCTGTCTAGGGTAAAAAATCTTGGAGAGGGGCGTAATCGTACAGATGAATACCGTTCAACAATAATAAGACAAAAGGTGACTTAAAATGACTATGTTTACAGCAGAAGTAAAAATGAATACTGGAGATGTTAATGTTATAACAACGCAAAATAGAGGAATGACTCCAGAAGAAGTAGCTAAATTAGCTATGGATAGAATAATTTATGTTAGTGGCGATGCGCCCGATGGTATTAAAGAACAAATTAATACTTACAAAGAAAAGCTTTTTCATGTATTAGTTATATATATGACTCAAGCGGTTCAAAGTGATCGCACTAATGTAATAAACCTTCTTGAAAAAGAAGGACATAATTCGTTAGCTGAATCAATAAGGAGAATGTAATGGCAATAACGCAAGCAATGTGTAGCAGTTTTAAACAAGAATTGTTGCAAGGTCTTCACAACTTTACTAACGGAAGTGGTGGTGGAACTACGACTAGCACTGGTACCGGGAACACATATTATGTGGCTCTCTATACTAATAGTGCTTCTCTAGACGCTACTACAACCGCATATGCATCAGGTAATGAGGCAACTGGAACAGCTTATTCGGCTGGCGGTCAGTCTCTAACTAATGTAACGCCATCACTATCTGGAACAACAGCCCTAACAGACTTTGCAGATGTAACTTGGTCTTCTAGCTCTATTACTGCTAGAGGAGCATTAATTTACAACTATAGTCTTGCTGGAAACAATGCTGTATGTGTTTTAGATTTTGGTAGTGATAAAACAAGTTCTGCTGGAGATTTTACAATTCAATTCCCAGCTGCTGACGCAACAAACGCTATTATTAGAATAGCTTAGATTTAAAAAGGTAGGTTTATGGCCCTGAAATTCTATGATAGAACCAAGGAAGAAGCTACCACAACAGGCACGGGAACATTCTCGTTATCTGGAACTGGAGCTGATGGAGGTTTTAGAGCCTTTTCAGCCGTTCATGCAACGGGTGATGAGGTCTTCTATTGCGCTGTTGATTCTTCCAATAATGCTTTTGAGGTAGGTAAAGGAACTTTAACTACTGGTACTCCTTGGACTTTATCTAGAACAGAAATTAAATCTTCTTCTAACTCTAACAACAAAGTCAATTTTGCCTCTGCTCCTGAAATATTTTCTACATACCCGGCTGAAAATGCAGCTTTTTCTGCTACGGATATGCCTAATAATGTTGTGGAAACAGACGCTATATTTACTGACACGTTGACAGCGGATAAAGCTCTTTCTGGACAATTTAAAGGAACATTACAATTTAACAAAGCCTACTTTACTTCATCTAACTATGAGGTAACAAGTGGCAATACTTTAACTGTTGTAGATAGTGCTGATCTTTATGCTGTAGATATTTCTAATTCAACCATTATGGACAGAACAGCTGATTTTACTTCAGATACAACCATTACAGCTGATACTATGTTTTCACCAGTAATAAATGCTTATGCTACGGTTACTATAAATAACGGAATAAAAGCAACTGTTTCTCCTGTTGGCACAACATTTGTAAATAATGGCGATGGTATATCAACAGGAGGGCCAATATCATGGAAACTTCCAACATCCGATGGCACCCCTAATACCGAAATTGTAACAGACGGAGTTGGAGGATTAAAACTTAAAGGCGCATCAAGTGGAGGAGCAGCAGCAACTCCCACACCTACAGAAGAAAGATTGGTTAAGGTTTGGGATTACAATAATTATACACCGTCTACTCCACTACATGGTTTTGAATGTATGATTCCCACATCACTAGCAGCAAGTCCTAACGAAATAGAAAGTTTTCATTGGAAATTGAAATTTGTTAATTTTGGTAGCACTAATAATACTACTAATAATTATAATAATATGTTGTGTTATATAGCCCCGCTTTCCACAGCCGGTGGAAGTCCTATATTAGAAAGCACGAGCGCTAATTATTATGGATATATGTATTATAGAAACAGTAACAACACAACATGGATTCAAAGTTATAGTCGACCAAGCGCAAAAGATGTAACTCATAGTTATTCAAATGGTAGTTATGCGTGTAATGATTATGGTTTAAATGTTTGGGGGTATAATAATAATCCGCAAATAAGTTCTTGGGGTAATACTAGTTATTATGGCCCTAGTATTGAAAATAATCCATTTAGCTCAACAAACTATACTAATCAGAGAACAAATTTAAATGGCAGTATTAGAATACAAAACACCATAATGAGTCCTGATTGTGATTGGCAATTAACTTGGTCAAGTTATCAAAGCGCTTACTCTCACCAAGCTGGACAAGCATGGGGAGCTATGATGAATCAGCCCAATAATAGTAATACTCTGAATAAAGTTACAACTAATCATGCTCAAGGTATTAAATTGTGGTTTTTACCGAATGATGTAAATGACTTAAGTGGCACTAATATAACTGGTGTAGTAAGTGGTAGAATAGAATGTTGGATAACATTAAAACAAGGAGCAGCTGAATTAGCAGTAGCTTAATGAGAAGAATTGCAAACAAATTAAATATATAGTAAAAAGGTAATATTATGGCATCGTTAATAAAAACAAATAAGATAAGTACACCAGGTGGAGAAGATTTTACTCTTCCGACTACCTATCCCGCTTCCAAATCTACACTGCAATCTACTAGCAGTGGGGTTTGGCAATACAAAACAGGCGGTGTTTCTACTGATAAAATGGGTTCAGGCAGTACACCAGCTGTTATTGGTGAAAGATTTTGCGATAAGGTAAGGGTAAATAATACTGTCTCTACACCTTCAACCGTTAACCTAAGTTTGACACCTGATAATACGAGTGATGTTGATAATATTGCTTGGTCAAAATTAGAATTTGCGGGAGTGTGTTTTGATAATAATTCAGGTAATGATTATTCTCATCCTACTATTAAATTAAAAGATTCTAGTGGCACTGCTATTCTTGATAGTAATTTTAAACAATCCTATAAAAAACGAGACTCTTATAATGGAGGTAATGGATCTTATGTAAATAACAATGCCAATGCGAGTTCTAACGGCTTTAAGTTGAATTATAGTTATAGCATAGCCTCTGGAAGTTTAAGCAGCGATGAAGGATTTACAAAAACTGCTGGGTGGACAGGAGCTGGATTGCTTAGTGGTATAGTTTATATTTATTGCTTAACTCCTGCTCAAAACAGTGCAGGTGGAGATATAACTAGAAAAGGTATGATGAGAATGATTTCTCAAATATCATACAGAAATGATCGAACCTTTAGTAATTATAGTTGTTATTTTACTCAGAATTTTAGTGATTTTTATATGAACAGTAATGGACAAACATGGAATCAGGCTACTCAACTTGATTTTTATGATACGAATGGTAATAACATTAATGAGGGTTTGTTTTGGACATACTCTTTCCTTAATCCAACTAAAACATAGGATATAATATGACGGTAAGAACAGAAAAAATACAAAGTTTAACAGGATCAGCTCCTTTAAAACTTCCTACATCTTTGCCCTCTACAAGTACAGAAGTTCAGGTAGACACGGATGGAACGATGTCTGCGGATTCTGGAGTATCTGCAACATTTAATACTTTGACAAATGGCTCTGGTGAAACAGGGTGGGTATGTTTAAATGTTGTAGAGCAAGATTCTTTAGCGACAACGATTGATATTCAACTATCTTCCGGATCGTCTGTATCCGCTTCTGATGTATATATGTATAAGTTAATATTTGATCTTCATGGTTCTTATAGCACTTCAACTACGGGACAGCAGCTCTATATAGCTCCCTTAAACGGAAGCACTAATATCTCTAATGGTAATTTATATAGTGCAGGTTGGTCAGCTACCGATAGCAGTAGTAGAAGTTATGGCACTTATGGAGGCACAGGAAACGCTAATACCTCTGAATTTGAAATGAGTGGTATTATAGGAACGGGCAATGCTGGTGATACATATAGCGCGCAATTTGATATGACTACAACTCAATCAAGTACCTATCCTTGGAAAGCAGGTATTTACGGTGAAATGAGGTATTACAATGGAGCCGGGTTAAGACACTTTTGTGAACCGGATATGGCTATGAATTGGAGTCACGCTAATGGTAATGGTAACTGGTATCAATACAATTATGGTTATCAAATGTATTCTAATTATTACATTCAAAAACCTTACAGCACTCGAACCAATACTCAATTTGCTGATGGATTTAAATTTTCTACTAATAGCAGTTATAAATGGCAGGGAAATATTCAACTTTGGGGTATCACTAAAACATAAGGAGAAAAAATGTCGACACTTGCTACAAATAAATTAGGAACGCTTTCAGGTAATGCTGATATGACACTCCCTTCAACACGCCCTAGCGCTACCGCAGAGGGTTATCTTGATAATAATGGAAATTTAACTTTTAGTTCTGCCGGAACAACGGCTTGTGAGTTTTATGTAACTGATGCTGGCACTCCTATGGTAACAACAGTTTATGTTGATTCTACCTACAATGATGCCACTCCTGCTGTAGCAGATGCTAATTTTACTAACAGTTCTAATGAGTATTTTGGATGGAATTTAGGAATTTGGAATTTACCTGCTGCTATACAATCAAATTATTTAGCTCAAGCAAATATGAGGTGGTTGGATTTAGATTTTACTTTTTATAATAATGACGATCAGGGCGGCGGGCTAATAGGTTATTTTATGGTTTTAAACAGAGCTGGCACAGCTCATGGTTGTACTAATGGCAATACAAGTGGAATTGGTGATAGTTATGACAACCAAGGGGCAACAAATAATAGTTGGGAAGGCAATGGCGATTGGGCTAGAAATACAGCCTCTGGTAGCTCTAGTTCTAATTCATGGTCTGGACAATACAATCAATGGTCATCTGGCCCTTATCTATATACAACAAATAGTAATCTCCAAGTAGGACAAGCTAGTGGAAGACTGCACGTAAAATGTGCGCCTGGAGCCTATCAAAGAGTATGGCATGATGGATATTATACTTATAGTAACAGCTTTAATTATGGCCCAAACTGGTATTGTGGCGCTAAAATGCCAAATAGAAATAACACAACATGGTCTACCTCTAATCAATACACATGGGGTGGAGAATTTGGCGGATTTAGATTAAATGGACAAGGAAACAGCTCAACTGACGCCAACAGACAAGTGTGGCTGACTGCTGTTTTAAAATGCAGAATTAAACCAACGGCTGTTGTATCAAGTTAAGGAGAGAAAATGGCATATCCAACTAAAAAGACATTAACCAAAGGTAAAATCAATGATAGAAACCCAACAACATTTGAAAGAGAGTGGAGGGATGAAACCGATGCTGAGTTAGCCATGAGACAATCTGCTCATGACGCTTCTGTTGATAATTACCATGTTTCAAGAATTAATGATTACATAGATTTATTACAGGCTACAAAGTCTCAATTAGATTGGACACAATTGGTTGATGCTCCACTAAAAAATCAAGACGCATTTACAACATATCGAGCAAGTTTAGACGTATTAATTGCAAACAAAGGTGAATATGTGGATGAAAGTGGTAATCCCGTAGATAAAACAGATACTTTTTGGGATGAAGGAAGTGTTTTATATGATTTTGTTCCTACAGCTCCCACTCCAGAATATAAAGATGATTACGATCCTGAAAATCCCGAAGGTCACGAACCCCCATCAGAATAGGAGATGAAAACCAGATACTCGTATTCTTTTTTAAAATAGGATAAAATAAAATATGGCATTTGGTTTTGACTCATACGCACAAGACGCTTTCTCCACTTCAGGAGGAGGGCCAGTCAATGTAACTGTATCCGCTACAGGCGTAGCCGGAACAACTGGCCTTGGAGTTGTTACAACCAAATTTGACATGGTGTTTGAGGTTACGGGTGTTGAGGCAACTGGATCCATTGGAACTGTTAATGCGGGAGCTGGCGTCATAGTCTTCCCAACGGGTGTATCGGCAAATGCTGAATTAGGTAACGAAACGGTCTTTGTAGGTATTCTTGTTCCCGTTAATAACACTAACCTTCTAATGACAGCAGAGTTAGGGACAGTAGAGGCGGTCTTACCGATTACTGCTGAAGTAACTGGAGTTTCTGCAACAGCTCATTTAGGGCAAGAAACGATTGTTGCGGGTAATGTTATAGCTAAACCAAGAGGCGATGAAACATTTAATGTGACAGTTGCTAACGGTGGTAGTGGTAATGTTTATTACTTAAATTACTTTATGCAGACTACACTTGATAGTCTTCATCCTCCATTTACCTATCGCTTTGATTTATCAGACTCTTCTGTTGGAACTCATCCTTTACGATTCTCTACTACAGCAGATGGAACGCATGGAGGAGGAACGGAATATACAACAGGCGTAACAGTTAATGGAGTTGCTGGTAATCCGGGAGCTTATGTAGAAATTACTCTTACTGATTCTACACCACAACTGTATGTCTATTGTGCAAGTCACCCAGGCATGGGCTTCATGCTTGAGATGGATTATAATGCTGAAATAATTGGAAATACCGCACTAAATAGTGTAACAATTAAAGCATCTATACTTATTCCAGTAAATAACTCTGGAATGAATGTTTTTGGTATAGTTGGAGATGTAAATGTAACAGGCACAGCTCTTATTACTCCAACCGGAGTGAGTGCCACAGGATTTATTTCTTCTGGTCAAGTACCTGCTGTTAATGTGTGGCAAGTGATTGACGATTCGCAAACCCCAGGTTGGACGGAGATAGCAGCGTAATGGCAAGTACATATTCAAATTCTTTACGATTAGAACTTATTGCTACCGGGGAACAAGCTGGTACATGGGGTTCTACTACCAATCGAAACATGGGAACTTTATTAGAGCAAGCAATATCTGGTTATGAAGTTATAACTATTTCTGGAGATACCACTCTTACAACAAATAATGGTCAAACAGATCAATCAAGAAATATGGTTCTTGATGTTCAAGGAACTATTGGCACGACAGCAAATATTTATATTCCAGCCCAAGAAAAATTATATGTTGTAAAAAATGGAACAACGGGTGGACAAAGTATAGCAGTAAGAACAACTGGGCCTACAGGAACAAGTGTCACTATTCCAAATGGTAAAACAACAATTTTGTATGGCACGGGTTCTAATGTTTATACAGCTCTTACATTTACTGATGATTTAGATATAGACAACATTAATTTTACAGGAAACACAATTTCCTCCACAGATACAAACGGCAATATTGTGCTAACTCCAAACGGAACTGGAAGCGTGGTTCTTTCTAAAGATGTAACAGCAAGTCAAGCTTTAACAGTAACTACAAATTTAGCCGTGAATGGAAATACCACTTTAGGCGATGCCTCTGGAGATACAACAACAATTAATGGTAATGCTGTTTCTATTCCTAATGGATTAAACTTTGATACAAATACTTTAGTATTAGATCAAACAAATAATAGAGTGGGTATTGGACAAGCTAATCCGTCTTCTGCTCTTCATGTTGCTAATAGAACAATTACCGATGATTTTACTATAGGTGGCACGGGTGGTTATCAATTCCCTAGCTCTTCTGGAACTTCCGAACAAATTTTACAAATGAACAGTTCTGGAAATTTACAGTTTGTTGATATTGGAACAATTGGAGCATGGTCAACTGTAGGTAATGCTATAAGTGGTGGAGCAAATTCCATGACTATTTTTGGATCTGTTGCTTATGATGTATGGTGGGCTACTTATCGGTTACTTTTTGATGCTACAACTTTAACAACATTTAGAGTTGGTTTAGTCGATTCGGCTGGTAGCCAAGTATCTGCGAGTAACATATTTAACAGCACATTTATCTACCAAGATGTTTCAGGAGCTAGTGGAGGCGCTGTAACATCAAATGCAAATAAATCTTCTAATGCAGCCACAGGAGTTATTGCTGTTGGAAGTGTTCCTTCTTCATCATCAACGGAAGTAGTTGTTGAGGGAACAATGTATTTATTTAGAAATGCTCAATACTCTTCAGGAAATAATTTTGCTGGTAATGCTCAATCTACGTGTACAAAAGATGGTGGAGCAACTGGTGATATAGGTACTACAAGTCAATGTTATATAAAGGAAGCGTCAGCAAATGCGACTGCTGTATATGGCTTAGTGTTTAGTGAATTAGGTGGCAACACCTTAAAATCAGGATCTCGTATAGATTTATATGGCGCATCATTCCCAACTTAAGGTAAACAATGCTAGAGAATGTTCAATTCAAACCTGGAGTTATAAAAGAAGGAACACGCTATTCAAATGAGGGTGGATGGTATGATTCTGACAAAGTAAGATTTCGTTCAGGTTTTCCAGAAAAAATAGGTGGTTGGGAGAAAAGAGGAAGTAATACTTTTCAAGGAACTTGTCGTAGCTTAAATCAATGGGCTGCTATTGACGGAAGTCAATATATAGGTGTTGGAACTAATCTTAAATTTTATGTATCTGAAGGTGAAGCTTATAATGATATTACACCAACGAGAAAAACTTCTTCACTAACAAATCCATTTACAACTGTTAACGGATCTACTTTAGTTACCGTAACTGATGCGGGCCATAATGCTGGTCAAAATGATTTTGTAACTTTTTCGGGAAGTGGCGCTGTTGGTGGAGTTCCAGCAGTAGATTTTAATAAAGAACATCAAATAGTTACAATTATTGATAATGATAACTACACAATAAATGTATCCACCTCTGCGAGTTCAGCAGTAAATGGAGGTGGTTCAGTTAATGCTGTTTATCAGATTAACACGGGTTCAGTGGACTATACAGCTGGTGTAGGTTTTGGAGCTGGTTTTTTTGGTGGAACACAAACAGGAGTGCAATCAACAACTACAACAGGCACTAACAGTGCTGGAGCAGCTACTATTAATGTAGTATCCACTGCTGGTTTTACAGTAACAGGAACAATATTAATTAATGAAGAATTAATAACTTATGGAGCATTAACAGCCACATCTTTTACTAGCTGTACGAGAGGTCAATCAGGAACACAAGACGCAACACATACAGCTGGAGCTATTGTTCAACAAGCCGATACTTTTATCGGATGGGGTAATGCAGCCACATCATTAACAGACGGCCAACAATTACGATTATGGGGTAAAGATAATTTTGGTGAAGATTTAGTATTTAATGTTAATAATGGTGGTGTGTATTATTGGGATAAATCAGGTGGCGTTTCTGCTGCTAGTGTTGCTTTGTCTGCGAAGGCTGGGGCTGATGGATTTGCGCCAACGGTAGCAACACAAGCTCTTGTTAGTGAACTAGGTAAACACGTTGTGTGTTTAGGAGCTAATGAACACGGATCTAGCACACAAGATCCTATGCTTATTCGATGGTCTGATACAGAAAATCCTAATGTATGGCAAGTTTTAAATGAAAATAGTGCAGGTGATTACAGGCTATCTTCAGGTAGTAAAATTATTGGTGGTATAAAAACACGACAAGAAATACTTATTTGGACTGATACTTCTTTATATTCTATGAATTATACGGGTTCAGCTTTTGTTTTCAGTTTTAGTTTAATGGATGAAGGTACTTCTATCTTATCTCCAAATGCAGCAATAAATGCCAACAATAATATTTTCTTTGCTGATAGCGAGAACTTTTATGTATATGCGGGTTCTGTTCAAACTTTACCATGTAGTGTAAGAAATTATGTTTTTGATGATATTAATTTATCTCAAAGATATAAAGTTTTTGCTGCTGGAAATGAAAACTTTAATGAAGTGTCTTGGTTTTATCCAAGCGCTGATTCTACCGAAGTAAATAGATATGTTACTTATAATTACTTAGACCAAACCTGGACTGTTGGCACAATGGATAGAACAGCTTGGGATGATGTAGGAACTTCTGTTACTAACCCTATAGCTGCTGGAACAAATAATTACATTTACAATCAAGAAACAGGGGACGATGATGACGGTTCAGCTATGACAGCTTATATCGAATCAAGTGACATAGATATTGGTTCTGGTAATCAAATGATGTTTATTAGAAGAATTTTACCTGACATATATTTTTATGGAACAGCATCTTCACAAGACATGAATATAATTGTCAAGGTTAGAGATTATTCATCTAGTTTGAATCCTCCCATAACAGATCAAACATTTACTTTTCAAACAGGAGCAGCTAATAGCGGAACAACAGGATCACAACAATTATATTCTCGTATAAGAAGTAGGCAAGCAGCATTTCGTTTTGAAACCAATACTGTAGGTCAGCAGTGGAGAATAGGGGGAGTAAGACTAGATATGAAAGCGGATGGTAGAAGATGACAAAAGTACCTGAACAAGCTCTTACCAAAACTACTTTACCTTTACCCGAAAGAAACTACACAGAATCGTATTTTCGTAGATTAGTAGGGGATATTCAAAGAATATTTTCAAGTATACAAACAGCAGAGGAGACAAGAGAAGAGTCTGAGACTTACTCTTGGTTTATAAGTTAATGGCAAGAGCCTATTTAAATATTGTTAAAAATGGGTTATCTTCAGGTGATAATACAATTTATACTTGTCCTAGCGGTGGACAAGCTATAATTAAAGTTGTAAATATATATAATGCTTCCGCAGGAGCTATCACAGTTTCTACAAAAGTATTAGATAGTTCCGCTAGTGTCACAGGAGTGTGGGACGAAGCATCCGTGTCTGCAAACACACAAGAAAGAGTCCTCCAAAACGGAGAAATTATAGTTTTGGAAGCAAATGATATATTAAAAATTAATGCCGGAAGTGGTTCGGTAATTGATGCTATAATATCATTGCTTCAGATAACATGAGGTCAATATGGGATTCTGGTCAGATTTAGGTTCAAATATAGCAAGTTCAGCAGGAAATGTATTTAATTACGGTAAAAATGCTGCCCTTGATTATTTTAGCCCTGAAAATTTAATTGAAAGTGGTTTATATACTTTATTAGCTGGAGGAAACAAAGGTGATTATTTTAAAAATGCTGGAATAAATACCTTGTTAAGAAACTCAGGTCAAATATTAGATCCTCGTCTAAGAAGAGAATCACAAAAAGTAGAAGAAAGAAACATTAATACAAACCAAAAAAGAAGTGGCCCTCCTGTAGCTGGTTCCGCTAGAACAGTTCTAACTAATAATCCAGGTGGTGGCATTGAGGACTTAAGAATGAACCTTTCATTTGAAGAAGGAAATCCTCTTGAACCCATTCCTTTAAGTCAAAATGTAAATTTTAATGATAATAATAAACCTGGTCTTTTAAGTTTAGGGGGTGGTCAAGGCACTAGAGGTGGATTTGATATGGGTAGTATTGAAACTAGAGATGAACCTATAATAAATCAAAGCACGGGAGAAGTCACAGGCATTATGAGGTATTATAGCACGGGCGCAGTTGAACAATTAGATAGAGACGGAAATATTATAGGAGAGGCTGGTAGATTTCTTCGTCAACCTAATCAAAGACCTGCTTACTTTGGAAGAGGGACAGGAGGATTTTTAAGTGATATTGCTGAACATGGTATGGGAACAGAAATCAATAAACTTCTTCTTAAAAAATTATTTCCTGATCAATTTAGAACAAGAAGAGAAGCTACAGAGTTAGCAAATTTAGAATATCAAAGACAAACAGAAGAAGCTAATAAAAGATTTGGAGGAGATCAATTATTCTCTAACATGATGAGCAGAAGAAGAGGAATGGCTAAAGGTGGTATTGCAAATTTAGCTGGAGGTGGATTTCCTAGAAAAACAGGAGGTATAAATGGGCCTGGTACAGGAACATCTGATGATATTCCTGCTATGTTATCTGATGGGGAATTTGTTATGACAGCAGAAGCAGTCAGAAATGCGGGTGGAGGCTCTAGAGAAAAAGGAACACAAAAAATGTATGCTCTAATGGATAGTTTAGAAAATGCGAGAGGTGTGTAATGGCTACAGAATATAGTTCAGTAAGTGCTGTTGAGAACCGATTAGATCCAAGTCAAAAAGCCGTTTATGATTCTGTTTTAAGATCAGCAATGGGACTTGTTACAGGCGCTTCTCCTATATATGATACAGAGGGAAATTTTACAGGATTTGGGCCAGCTCCTGAAGGATATAGTGCATTTAGTCCTGATGCTTATATGCGTAATATTGCTCCTCTAACAGGATTAGAAACAGCAGGATATGAAGCAGCAGCTAGAGGTATTGGTCAATTTATGCCTTACCTACAAGATGCTAGAAACCTTTACGGAGAACAAGCAGGTCTCACTAGGTCAGTTCTTCCTTATGTAAAAGAAGGAATATTATCTAGTCGTTATGGACAAGATTTACTTCAAGATAGTTTAGATCCAAATGCTTTTACCGAACAAGTTGCTGATAATCTTACTGCAAGATTAGAAGATAGAGAAGCACGACAATTGGCTGCTTTAGATAGACAGGCAGCTGGAGCTGGGGCATTAGGTGGTTCTCGCTTTGGTTTAGAAAGAGCTAACATTCAAGATGATACAAGTAGAGCATTAACTGAAGGTTTAGGTAATTTATATTATAGTGAGTTTGATAACTTTAGAAATAGGCAAGGTAATGTAGGACAACAATATGCTAATATAGGAACAGGGATTGCTAACCTTGGCTCTACTTATGGAAACTTAGGAACATTGTTAGGTACAACTGCTAGTAACATGGCTACTCTTGGAGCAAATGCTCAAGATTTATACGGACAAGATGTAGGAACAGCTATTGGATATGGAGAAAATTTAAGAGGTTATAATCAAAACTTATTAGATACTGCTCAACAAAATATATATGCAGAGCAATCACGACCTTTCTCAGAATTAGGTTTTATTCAAGAATTAGGAGGTATGGTAACACCTGGTTTATATGGAATGCCAACACCATTCCCGGTAGGAACTTCTTCCGCAGCTAAAGCTGCTACAGGAATTGCCGGATTTAATCCATTTGGAGGTGGTAGTGTATAGAACTACGGGAATAGCTAAACTTAGAAGAGGAGGCCCTCCTCCTAGACCTTTTGATTATTTTGATGCTGATGATATAGATAAAAAAGCAAAAAATACTAGAAAGAAACCACCAGTTAAAAACAATATATTTAATAGAGGAAAAGGAATAGTAAGTAATCTTTATAATAGAGCATCACCGTATGTTAAAAAAGCACTTCCTTATGCAAAAAATATAAACAAACTTAAACCTTTTATGAAACCTGCTGGTGCTGTAGCTGGAATAGCTGCGCTTCCTGTTATCGGTCAAAATCCAGAACTAAATCCTTTTTCAGATAGACAACCATTTCAAATTAAACCTAAAGCTTTAGGCTCTCCTTTATTAGGAAGAGAAAATGAGGAAGAAACTTTAAGAAGATATGTTGAAGGAAGAGATGGATATGATCCTCGCATTGTTGCAGGTAGTTTAAGAAGAGGTCTAGCAAATGTAATTCCTTTTAAAAATCCATTATTAGAAGGAACATATCAAAATCCAAATATATTAAGAGGAGGATTAGACTCAAGAGAAGCTTTTGAAGAAACTATTGATAATGCTAAAGACCAATTAGGATTAGGTCTTGCTGGAAGATTTGCTAATTTATTTAAAGCTACACGAGCAGGAGAAATAACAACAGCTCAAAAAGTTGGTAGATGGTTAGATAGTAACAAAGATAAATTATATGCAATGTCTACTAAAGATACTGATTCTGCAAAAATGTTTATTGAAACCTTACAATCCCCTGAAGGAATAAAAAACTTAATGTTAGCAGAAGATCCTGATACTTATTATGAAATATTTGCTGACGAAGAAAGACCTCCTAAAGCCCCTGAAGATGAATCGTTACCTGAACCAGGTTTAACTGATGAACAGAAAAAAGCTTTAGAAGATGCTCAAGCTCTTCGAGATGCTGATAAAGAAATACTTAGAAGCCAAGCTATTAGAGGAAACCCTATATCACCAGAAATAGAAGATAAAGCTTTAACAGCTGGTATGTATGGTGGTAGCCCTGAAGACACAGCATTTGCATTCTTAGAAGATGCTGAAGTTACAAGATTGGTAGAAGAAGATAAGAAAAGGAAATTTGATTTAGAAAAAGCAAAAATTGACGGAACAGGGTATAACAAAACTCCAAGAACAGTTGATTTTGGTATGGACACTAAACTTGCTATTTATGATCCTACTCCAGGTGGATTAGCAAAAGGAGCAAAACCATATATTACTGATGAACAATATCTTGATGCATCAAGTGCTATAACAACATCTATTGAAAATTATAATGAAATAGTACAAAGATTTGATGAATTAGAAAATTTCTTAATTAGTGATGACTTAACAAGTTTGGGAGCTTACTTAAAAACTCTTGGAACAAGAACAGCTACAGCCTTAAGTGGTATTGATGATTTGGCATCCTCTCAAGATAAGTACAACTCTATTGCAAAAGCAGTTCAGGCTTATTTTACTAAAGATTTTTTACAAGAAAGTGGAAGAACAATTTCTAATATAGATAGAGAGTTAATAAATCAAATAATGCCTCAAATAGGTCTTAATAGTGTAGGTATATCTCAAGATTTATTATTAGAAAAATTAAGAAATGCTAAAGAACAAATAACTCAGAAGTTAGATGAAAAAGGTTCAAGACTAAATGCTTTAGGAATATATAATCCTAAAATGGCCCAACAATTTATATTAAGCCAACAAGAAGAAATTGAATTAGATAAATTAAGAAAACAACAAGACTTTTAAAGGAAAATAGTTAAATGGCTTTAAGTCCTAAAGATGAGTTAGTTATAAGAAAAGGTATTCAAGACGGTAAGTTTGATGAACAAACTACTGAAATAATGATAAATGCCTTAAAAGGTGATGAGGGGGCATTAAGTCAAATTTCTCCTTCTACTCCTTATTCTGCTCTTAAAAACAGATTATCTTCTAACAGAAAAAATAAAATTACTACTTCAGGAAAAGATTATTTTGATAAAGATGTAGATTACAAAACAGGAGTGCAAAACTTAGGCTTTAGGTCTAAGTGGGCGAGAAGAGATAACGATGAAGAAAGAGATTTATTTCTTAATAAATCTGTTGGAGAAAAAGGTATTGATTGGGATAGAGATACCCAAGGTCGTTATGTTCTTACGCCAAGAGGACAACAAAAAATTGGTCTTAATGCTACAGAAAAAAAGTTAGCTATTGATGAAACGGGTATGTCATTTGATGATGTTATAGAATTTTTTTCAGCTTATGGCGCTCCAATAGCTCTTGGTACGGCAGGCGCAATAGCCGCTCCTTTAACAGGCGGAGCATCATTAGGAGTTTTACCATATTTAGGATTAACTTCATTAGGGGCTGGAGCCGGAACTTTTGCTGGGGTATTAGCTGACGAAGGTATTGAGGCTATTGAAGGGTATCAAGCAGAAAAAGCAACAGATGTATTTCAAAGAGCAGCTTTAGAAGCTTTGTTTGCCGCTGCCGCTGAAGGTGTGGTAGGTGGAGCTATTTTAGGTGGGTTAAGAGTTGCTAAAGGCCCAGGGGCAAGTTTAACTCCAGGTTTAGGAGGAGCAAGAGGAGAAGCTACTCAAAGTAATTTTGCAGAAGCTATTCTTAAAAAAGATAAAAGTTTATTACCTCCTGAAATAGCTAAAGGAAAAGGAAGTTTGTTTGAAACTATTCTTGATCCGGCTAATGCTAACAAAGTTGTAGAAATTGAGGGCCAACAAGTAACACTAGGGCAACTTGGACAAGATGTTGCCAACATGATGCCTAATGTTAAAAACCTTTCAGACAAAGAAATATTAGCTACCGCTCAAAAAGTTGCAGAAGTTATTTTTCCTAACAAAAAAGCACAAGCAAGAAATGCTCAAGCTTTTGCATCTGCTATAAGAGCTATGAAAGGTATGTTAAATAAAAAGAAAACACTTAATCCTAGTGATATTCAAAAAGCTCTTAATGATGCTTTTCCTGACGATAAAGTTTTAAAAGAAAACATTGATGTAACAAGCAATAAATTAACTCAATTATTGCAAGAAGCTTTTGGTAAAAAAGGTGTGAAAAGTATTAAAGGAAGAAAAGGTAGTCCTAAACTTTTAGACGAAAATGAAATTGCACAAAGAATTGAAGTAGGAAAAAGAATTTTTCAAAATCAAACTAATGCTGGGTACTTAGCAGTTGAAAATTTACTAAATAATGTAAGTAAAGATTTTTTACCCAAACTAAACAGTGATGGATTATTGTTTTCAAAAATTGCAGATGAACTTGATGAAATTTCTAAAACTGTTTTTAATGGTAAAGAATTAAAAAAGTTTTCTGATTTTTTAAGAACTAAAACAAAACCTTCATCTTCTTTAAGTGAGTTAAATCATATTAGATCTGTTTTAAGAGGTGTTGCATTTGACGGAACTATTGATGATGCAGCTAAGAAAGCCGCTAGAGAAGGTGTTAAAACTTTAGATAAAAAAATTAATTTTTTTAAAGAACAACTAGGAACATTAGCTAGGTCAAAATCAGGAAGAGGAATAAAAAAAGGTGTTAAAAGAGATGTAGAAAAAGCTTTTAAAGTATTAGATGATACAGAGCAATTTTATAAAGACGGCATAGGTAAGTTTAGATCAAAAGAAATAGAAGAAATTTTAATTAAAGCTCAAGCAGATGGTTTAAGGTTTGATGATATTGTTAATTTAGTAGGAGATAAAAAAGGTTTAAACTTGTTATTAAATGTAATGAACCCTACAAGGTTAAAAACCTTTCAACCTTTTAAAGATAGAAGATTAACTCAAGCTATAAAATTTTCTGAAACAGAATCGCCGTTAGTTACTAACTATATTAATAAAAATTTAAGAGCTAATGCTTCTGAACAAACAATAAACAATGATCCTTTTGTTCAGTATATGAGAGCAGCTCAAAAAGAAAACATGGAAATTAATAAATTAATTAATGAAACTTTAGGTAAGGGAAGTACAAGAACAGATCAATTATTAAAAAAATCTTTAGCAGCAGCTCATTGGACAAGAATGTTTGGAGATGAAGCTTTAACAAATAGCAAGGGTTTTGGCCTTCAGCCAAAAGGGGGCGTGTCTGAGATAGGGGTGGAAAGCCAAATGGTTATCAATCCTAAAAATCTTTGGAAAGAATTTACTGAAAACAAATATGCTTTAGAGGAAATTTACGGAAAAACAGAATATAAAGAATTAGTAGATATTTTAAAAACAATGAAAGACGATGCTGTTGATGCTTTACCCTTAAGTAATTTTACAGACATTGCTGGGAAAAGAGCAGGCACTTTAATTAATAGGTTAAAAGAACAAAAACAAGCTTTAGACTTTCAACAAACTAGAGGTGATACTGTAAGAGCTATTCTAGCAGCTAGAAATAATCCTGATGCTTTATCTCAATTAGGAAAAAGATTTATTAAGGCAGATGTTAGCCCAACTGAAGTTACAGAATTAAAAAGTGTTTTAATTACTAATGGAGGTTTAAGCAAACAACAAGCCGATGATTTATTTACAGATATGGCTCTTGAAAAGATACTTCCTACAGCAGATCAATTAGCAGGTGATGATTTAATGAATGGAATAATTACTAACCAATTAGATAATTTTGTAGGAGATGGGGCAAAATATAATAGAGAGCTTTTAGAAGAATTGTTTGGTGGAGGTCAGCAAGGAAAAATTGTTTATGATAATTTAAAAGATTTATGGAGATATTCTAAATTAATTTCAGAAAGCAGTACACGAGGTTTATCAGCATTGAAAGGCGCTAGTGAAAGAACAGCTCTTGCGGGTTTTGCATTGTTATTTGCTCCTGGAGCAACATTAACAACTGCTATAGGTTCTTATGGTTTAAGAGCTTTATTAAGATCGCCTCAAGCAATGAAATTTTTAGCTACTCGACCAAGAGGTGTTAAAACTGAAGATGAAATATTAGCTAAATCTAACTTTATTAAAAGACTTACAACTCGTGGCATTACTCAACCTATTGCAGGAGAAACTTCAAGAGGACAACAAAGAGCGCAAGACTTTATAGAAGAGCAAGCTAAAGAAGTATTTAAAGAAGCAACCCCCGAAGGAACAGAGCAAGTAACAGAAACACAAACAGAAACAGTAAGACCAAAAAAAGTATCTATGCCAATGCCTCCTCCTCAATCTAATCCTCCAGGGATAGAAAGAAAGATTGCATTAGGAGCAGCTGGAAATAGTCCACTTAATCAAGCATTATTAAGAAGTAGGAGTGTGTAATGGCTGATGATTCAATGGATGCTTGGTATGAATTATTTGGACAGGACGGGCAAGTAACAGATGTCGGACAAGATGTATTAGTTTCTACAGGGCCAACTGGTCGATCTACTTCTGCTATCGATGTTGAAGACTTTACTATGGGTTATAGGGGAGTCGAGCAATTCCAAGGTAAAGAGGCAGCTGATGCTTGGGCTTTAGAAAATGCCAATACCTACAATATAGATCCTGATAGTATTAATATATTTCTTGAAACAGAAACTTATGATCCAACCGCTGTAATCAATAATGAAGTTGATTTTACTGTTGGCGGATATGATACAGATTTAGAAAAACAAGGTTTTCAAGCTAGTGATGCTGGACAAATGATTGTCACAGGAGATGAAGATACTCAAGCAACAATCAGTTATCCTGATGATGAGATATATGGCCCTAGTGCCGGATTGACAGTTGACGCTGCTTCAATATATGGAACTCCTGATTTAGTTGTAGGTGAGCCTGTTTCTGGAGAGGGTGGTGTAACTATTCTTAATCCAAAAGGTTTAGCTTTTGGAGGTGATTCCCCATTACTTTCTTCTTACAATACTCTTGCTCGTGCTAGTAAAACTATTCCTTTTGCGGGACAAGCCGGAGCTAATTTAGGTGATGGAATGGATGGCGAAACATGGATAGCTATTTATGAAGATGTATTGCCTGAAGATTTAGTCTCAATGGTTGCTTCTTCTTTTGGTATTGCGTGGTCTCCAAAAACAAAAACAAAAAAAACAACAAAAACAGATGGAAGCTCTACCACAACAGGAGGTTCAACAGATGGTGGAACAACAACGATAGATATAGGGGGATCAGGAGACGGTGATTACACTAGCACAATTTATGGGACAACTGCTACAGGGCCAGGTTCAACTGTTCCTAATTTAGGTTATTTTACGGACGAAGGTTTTGGGCCTTTCTTTACTCCCGATACTTCTTATTCTTCTTACGACACTTTTGTAAGTCCTTATACAGGCAACCCTTTAGCAACATTATTTGATGTTGGCTTAAGTTCAGACCAATTCTTCGGTGGCCCAGGAACAATGACCACCAACCAACCCTTATCAGCGTATGGATACACCGAAGACACATTCGCTCCTCCTGAAGGTGGTATCTTTAATCTTGATAGTTTTAGAGGTCTAAACTTAACACAAGGGTTATCTTTTGGAGACTACAAGCCAGCAGGTACATCAGTAATTACAGGAGGAGGGAATGTTGGAACAGGGCCAGGTGGAGGAATTAGTAGTGTATTTACAGGAGGACAGGGAACAACAGGCACAGGAACAACAGGCTTAATAAATAATACAGGCTTAACGGGTGATTATGTAGCTCCTGGTGAAGATATTATTACCGAAAGTGGAGGCTCTTCCACAAGTAGCGGTGGTTTTGATATAACAGGAAGTCCGTTTTTAGATGCAGTTTTAGTAGGGGTAGCAGGAGATAGTCTTTACAATTTCTTATTTGGCGAAGGCGAAACCCAAGGATATGCGGGTAAAATAGGACAGGGTATAAAAGATTTCTTTACAGGAACAGATACTAAAATCATATCTCCAGGCGATGCTAGTGTTTATGAATGGGGGCCAGATACTTTTGGTGAAAGTACCGCAACAATGAAGGGGTTAGGGCCAGCAAGAATATCTTTTGAATTTGGATACAATAATATAGATGCTTACAATAAAATGGTAGCTGATGGTAAATTTACCGGAACATTTGATGAATACAATAAAGCAATGTTGGACAGTTACGAAAAATTTGTAACAGAAGAATGGGGTAGTGAAACATGGGCTGGAGAAAGTTCAGTTATTGAACAGAAGACATTTGAAGGTGATTATGATGAACCATTTAAAATGTCCGAAGAGGAAATAGATGAAAGTTTAAGTGCGGAAGAGGAAACTAATTTTGAAAATGCAACAGAAGATAGTGTTAATAGTTTCTTAGAAAGTATAAACTTTAATGGAAATGCTAGCTCTTTCTTAACTGGGTTACAAAATGCTGGATTTTCGTACCAACCTGGCGAGTTAACATGGACTACTGGTGTAGATGGATCAACATTAAGTCAAGCAGTTGGAGGTTATAAGACAATAACATTGTCAGCAGCAGATGTTGCTTCAGGCGGTAAATATGCCAACTCTGGAAAAGTAGCTGGAGATGTTGTGACAGTAGGAGAAGGTGGAGAAATTTTAACAGGAATGGATGCTCTTAATGCTGAAGTACTTACATTTTTTTCTGATATAACTCCTGATTTTATTGAAGATTCTCTTGATGTTGTAGGAAATTCAATACCACCAGGAGTAAAAAAAGGTTTAACTATCTTAGCGCAAATAGGTGGTGGTATCGAAGGTATTACCGAAGCCCTTAAATTTATAGATGATCCCGAACCTGAAACAGCATTACGAGCAGCTTCAGGAGTGTTAGCAGCTACAGGACAATTTGGAATGGCTCTAGCTGTTAAAGCAGTAGCTGAACTTGTCGATGCTATTTTTGGTGGTTATGATCAGCCCTCACATAGATCAGTTTATGCAAATTTAGATTTTGATGACTTTGATCCACTTGGTTACTCTCAAGGTGATTATGATTCGGGTAAAGCAGCCGGAGAAGGTATGAATGAACTTATGGTGAATATTATGAGTGATGTTATGCTTGATGATTTAAAAGCATTGGAAGATGAATATGGCATAGATATTAAGGGCGATTTACAAATTCATTATTCTGCTCTGGACGGCTTCTTCTATACTATTGGCAACGAAGATGTAACAGGATTTCTAGAAAGATTAGATGCAAGAGACGGTGGAAAAGATATTGAACCTTATGAAATGTATAGAAGAAATTTAGGAACTTTAGACTTTGATAATAATGAAAGATTATTAGAGCAGTTAGGTGAATTTAAAGAAACTATTATTAGTGATATGAGAAGAGTATTAGATGCTGGTTATACCGACTTTAGTGATTTCCAAATGAAGCTATCTGAAGCTGGTTTAGAAGAAGCTTATAATAGTTTAGTAGATTCCGGCATGACAGAAAATGAAATTCAAATGTATCTTTTAGGCACTATCAATGTAGCTGGTGGACAGGGGGGAAATAGTCCTCTACTTAGTTGGGCTTTAAGAAACGGAAAATTTGGTGACGGTGGATTAGCTAATCTTGCAACGAGGTATGCCGCTTAAGCTCCTGTTGTAAATTCTCCATCTCCTTCTGCAAATGGGCCATCGGGAACATCTAACCACTTCTTACTTTTTGATCCTAAAGCCATAGCTTTAACAATTCTATTTGTATCAATTAAAGTTTGAACCATGTCTTGAAGATTGTTTATACCTCTATCATGAAAACGAGGTGTCAATCTTTCTTTATGATAAGCAATACCGTTTGCTCTTCCTGTTTGTGTAAAGGGTTTACCTTCGTAAGCAGCTTGTTTAATACACATAACTAATTCTTGTAGATCTATTTCTGTTCCGTGACGAGCCATACCGAGTTCCTCACTGCAACCTTCTAACAAACCATTTTTTGTGTTTCTTAAAAAAGTTCTTATCTCTCTGTTAGCAGGGCCATTTGATTTAACAACAGCTCCATGAGCAACTCTATTTCTTCTAAAGTCCACCCCTAAAGTTTTGCATATATATTTCATTTCACTTTCAGGAGGAGTCCACATAGCCATAGCAAATCTTAGACCATCTACGATAGCAGAAGTTCCCCGAATAAGATTTCTTGCGTGTTCAGGTGTTGTGACGGGGTGTTTCATATCTACCTTAGCCATGTGATGTATTATTAACCAGGTTGCATTGGTTTCGGTTGATAGACTAGCAAAATATCCTGTTACAAAACTACCCATAGCCGGATCAGCATTTATATCGGCATAAACAAAAGAACTTAGTGGATCAATAACAACAAGAACTACATCTTCAATTTTTTTTATTTGGTCGCATATATTTCTCCATTCAGGAGTAATTTGTGGTCTGCCTTTTTCAACAGTAACAATTGGAACTGTTCCTCCGTAATTAGGAAAAGGAATAATTTTTAAATCATGTCCTGTCTCTCTAAACCGATAACCTTCGTCATCTAACGAATCAATTCTTCTATGTATCTCGTCTGCCTCATCCTCAGCAGTCATTATAACAACTGAACCATTTTTAGTAATAGGGCTATCAAATACTCTATCTCTTCCCGGAGTTCCATAAGCAAGTTTTAAACCCATATCTAAAGTTAACAGACCTTTACCCGTATCGCCCTGAGCCGCTAAAACTCCTGCAACACCTTGTGGTAAAGTTTCTTCTATCAAATATTTATAAGGAGGGGCAGTGCCTCTAGTGTACTTAGAAGCTGATAAAGTTTTATCAAGAAGGTTAATAACTTTTCTATCGCCTTCTTCTAATGATAAGAAATTATATATATTAAAGTTTTCTGTTACAGCATCAGCGGCATCCCAACCCTTGGGTTTTCCTTTATGTGGTTGTAATACTCTGACTGATTTACAAAAACCTATAAGATAGGTAGCAACTGATTCAGCATATTTTAAACCAGGTTCATCGTTATCAGGCCATATGATAATGTCTTTGTTTTCCAAAGGAGACCAATCGGTTTTATCAAGAGGAGCAGATGATCCGGCCATAGCAGAAGTAGCTACATAGTCTTTTAAAGTAAGCGCATCTACACACTTTTCTCCTTCAACTATTATAATATTATCTGAATTAGCTACTTTAGAAAGATTATAAAGTGGACGAACAGACGGCATTTTATAATCGCCATTAGCTAATTGAGGTAAAAAAGTTTTATTGCCATCATTAAACTCTTTTCTAATAACCGTGCAAACCAGGTTGCCATGAATATCTGTATAAGGATACTCAGCAACAACCCTTCCTTTTTCTTTTGTTGGTTGTTTTGGAGGAGGGGTATATTCAATAGGATTATTTACTCCTAAAAATTTTCCTATATCTTCAATGGCTTCGACAAAGTTAACATTCTTTTTATACTTCCAAACCTCAATGAAGTCTGAAAACATTCTGTCTTTATCTGAGGTATTAAACTCTCCTCCTACACCATTTTTAGAAGGATCAAGACTAAAAGAAACAGATTGGCCCCTACTACCATCTAAATCTCCAATAACAAATTCTGTCCCAATAACTTTACCAGCCGGGAAAAGATGAAAATATATATCGGCTAGTCTGCTAGAGCATTGTCTTTTGAATTGATCTATCTCCCTATTCTGCTCCATCTACATCCCAACATCTTTTACTAAATTCACAAAACCTACAATTAAAATGGTCTCTGTCAAAAGCTACTCGTGGCATTAACTCTTGAGCATCAGTAGCCTTAAGTATTAAAGCCGCCTTATCAGAGCATTCTTGAGCAAACTGTGAATCAAATAAAACCCTTTCATGGTATATCTCTTGTGTATTTTTATTAACAACTGTAAAGAGAGCCGGATTTTCTGTTAATCCCATGTAATATTGATAAACAACTATCTGAGCAAAATAAACCTTGTTAGTTTTTGCTACTCCATTTTTTTTAAATTTTTTCCAATTGCTATCGTTAGCTGATTTGCATTCCCAAAGATACGGATAGTCTTCCTCAAAAGGACTAGCCATAATGATCCCGTCAACATGGCCCTTTATTCTGTCATTGTAATGAGAAAAACCAAACTGTTTACCCGTTTTATCTTTTTCTCTAACACTAAAACCTGCTTTGGTAAGCCACCCTATAGCCATATCTTCAAAAGCATTCCCTGTTCCAAATATTCTGAGTGTTCTTCCCTCAAAATGTTTATCAGGTTCAAGTCCTAACAACCGATATTGTAATTTTCTTTTACAATCATCACCTATACTAGAACCACCAATATATTCTCGTCTTGGCTGTTGTTGATTATCTTTCTCTAATTTATCATCTATAATTTCGTTAATCTCGTCAGAAATATCCCCAACAAGTTTATTTAATTTTATCTTTTTTTCTTCTGATTTTAACATTAAGGATCTTCCTCTTTCCTTTTGCTCTAGAACGGGATTTCATCATCGTAAGGTTCGTAGTATTTTTTATTCTTACCTTTTCCCGTAACTTTTACTTTTCTTCCCTCGATAACTTCATGCCCTTTTTCTGGAACCTCTAGGCCATTTACATTCATAAACTCTTCCACACCTTCAGGGTTATCATCACTGATTCGTATATGTAAGTTATCTCTATAACCATTAATTATTTTTACAACAAAATCAATAACTTCCTGTTTTTCTAAATCGTTAAAAGATTTATCAAAACCTATCTCCTCAAACATTGGCAGTAATGTATTTTTAACAGTATCAATTACAGCTTCATACTCTGTATCTGTTCCTTTATAATCCATATTGTATCCTATATTTTTAGAAAAAAAATTTTGTCCGTCTCTGCATCCAAACCAAGCTATCGGAATAGATCGAGAAAAATCATGATAACCATAATTATGATAACCCAGGCTATGACATAATCCACAGACACGTTTTCCTCTTTTTTCTTTTACACAACTTTTAAACATTTGAAAACACCCGAGTAAACCCTGTCAACAAACCAGAGATTTATGGATTTACCCAGGTGCCACTTACTACAACCCAAATTCAGATTTCTTCTGAGAGGCATAAGAGGTAGCGCAACCCATGGCTTTTGCTACTTCTGTTACCGTTTTACCCTCCGAGAAAAGCGTGCGAAACCTTTCTAGTTTTTCCTCGTTAGGCTTACGCCCACGAGTTTCTATATTGGGTATTTCTCCTGAATCTATCTTTCCCTGCAATGAGCCAATAGTATGTTCAAGTTTTTCTGTAACTTTACCAATATCCTGATAAGCTTTTTGCAAACTTTGAATATCTTTTTTAACCTGAGAGGCCGTTAGTTTATCGCCTCCCATAACTATATACCAAAGTCGGCTGCTTTCGAGGCTGCTGTAGCTGTATTCCCGGTTGGTTTCACAACCTCAGCCTTTTTCTCAAAAGTTTTAGTTGAAGTGTCTACAACCTTGTTAGTAAAGTATTGAGCAAAGTCTGCATAACGAGGATCATCAGCAGTAATTACACCTTGCCAAGGATTAAAAGTATTTTTATCTCCATACTCAGCATTCGGCTCTATCTCCACATCAACAACAGCATTCATACCTTCAAGTTCAGCATAAGAACATTTTCTTAAATTCTTAGCTTTTTCAGATACATCGTCATGCTCAAGGCCGTAATGTGATTCTATCAATCTTCTGACTATTAAATTAGAAAAAGTAACACTCTTTTGTTGCCCCTCACTTAATGGAGCGCCATAGACATTCATGTTTTTCCAAAATTTTCTTGTAGAAAAATCAGGGCTTATAACCGTAAAACATAATGCAAAATAATGTAGTGGGCTTGCTCCTGACTTCCTGTAGAAATTTGGAATAAACTCCCCATTAAACACATCCATGTTTTCAGGATGTTCTACTGTATTGTTTCGATCAATACTTATTTCCACAGCATAAAGTCCAGGTGGTAATGGGGTATTGTCACTTGTTTTGGTTTCTGTTTGAAATTCATTAAAATCAGGCATTCTTTTTCTCCTTAGTTTGCGTTGGTAATAATTTTGTTAATAATTGTTTTAAGTTAGGCTCTTCATAAGTCTGAAGTTTACCTGAACGGTCTTTTGCCGGATAACCGAAATCATTATCTGTAGTACAAATAAATTTTCTTGATCGTGATTTATGGCCATCTTTGTCGACTTCATCAACAAAGGCATAAGTAATAACTTGATCGACAATACCGGGAAGTTCCCTAGATATTTTTTGGCCTTCAAGCTGTAAGGCATAAACGGGTTGTCCTAAATCATCTTGATACTCATCAAGAACAGAACAGAATATGACATTCTTATTACGGGTATGCTGTAATTGAATAAGCCATTCCATTAACTCTCTACCTATTTGTCCATAACAACCTCGAGTATCAAGTGCGCCTGTCTTCGTAAAATTTTGTGGATTTTGTTGAGCCGCTAGTAAAGCTAATCGAGCCGCAACAGTTATCGAATCAACAAATAAAGTCTTTGATTTCTCAATAGCTTCTTTTACATCAGCCATTTGTTCACTACAGACATCATAATGCGCTTGGCTATACTTTGCCTTTGGATTTTGAATAGCCGGATTAAATCCACCAGCTAAACAAGCGATAGCTTGACACTGCGCCCAAGTTCGAGGTTGCAATGTATTTCCTTTAAAATCTCCGACAGCTAAATCTCCGGCTTCTAGGTCTATAAATAATGTGTGACGAGGATCTAAATGAGTAAGTAATGTTGTTTTACCAATACCAGGCTTGCCTGTAATTACGGCCTTTACTCCTGTAAATTGTTTGTTTCTTTCTTCTGCATTAACTAACATTATTGCCCTCCTTATATTGTTCGTAAGATAAATCTGCATAGTATGCCTCAGCATTTTCTGCTTCTTCAATTGGATCTAAAACCAATTCTCTAAATAAATCTTTAAAATCCGAATCAGACAAAGCGTCTAACTCTTCTTTATTTTTGTTTGTTAATTTTTCGTGATTAGCATTGTGTAAAGATTTAAAATCTCCAAGCAACCATTCTGTTGCAGATTTTCTATCTGATACCATATCATTAAAATCTTCTTCAATTTGCATAATCCAATTTTTTGTTCCGCTCATGTTAAGCTCCTTTATAAGTGTAAGTAATTTTTTCAGAAATTTTCTTTGTTCTTGATTTTTTTAATACTTCTTGAGCTGTAGGTTCGAGGGCATTAAATTGGGAGGCCGGAACAGATAGTTTAAATATTTTTCTCATCTGTTTCGGGGGATAGCTTTTACATAAACAATCGTAAGCTTTCCAAATCTGCTCATCATCATATGAGATAGATGAACCAAGTTTAGCAGTAAGCTTAGAGCCGTCTTCTATAGTAAAAGTATGAGAACCATCATCCTTCTCTTTTATAGCCAACTCAGATTGCAACCTTTGTCCGTATGTCCTGTCTAGACACCGATCAATATTCTCACTAGCCACTTTAGCCATTCGGCTTATCCTCCCTAACTGCTCTTTTTTAGTAAGCAGTTCGTCAGTAGAACAATTAGTTAAATTAGTATCTTCCTGAAATATCAATTTAGCTATTTCAGCATTATTAAAATCATTTGAAGTCATAGTAAAATCCTAAAAAAAGTTAAAAATTAATTAAAATATAATTGCTAATATAATTATTAAGTAAATAAAGTCAAGCGTAGAAATTTTTTTTATCTGTTTTTTACTTAACAGATTCCACTCCCGACCAATGTTTTGTTCACTATTCTATAGGGGAATAAATGGGCTGACGCTTTATAATCAGGTAGTTTTCAGGTTCACTGACGTGTTCCGCAACTACTCCGTGAGCTGCCAAAGGATAATCTCTTTTATAATAATCAATATCTCTTTTTGAAGGGATATATGATTGAGCTATTATCCTTCCCGTATAGTCATGCCATATAACAGGCACTTGAGCATTCATAACTTTCTCCTTGTAAAAAAATCAAATTATGTTTACATATTATGTAAACCTTACATGAGAGGAAATAAAAATGCAAGATGTAAACAGTTATTCAACTGCCAGGATATATACTAAATCATTAGCAAAAGCTCGTCTGCTTGCTAAAGATCAAAAGAAAAGTCAAATAAGAATAATAGAAGAAGCTATCAATCTTTTATGGAGCGATAAAATGAACCAAGAAGAACCGATAGATATTATGGAACATTTACCTGAAGAAAAATCCACTGGGAGAGGGATTGAGAATGCGTTCAGCAACAGCAGAAAAGATTAAACCAAATAAAAAGTTACGAGGCTTAGAGTTATTTGCCGGGATTGGTGGTATGACTTTAGGTTTTGAAATGGCTTATGGAGAAGACTATGAATGCGTGGCATTTGTAGAGAGAGATAAATATTGTGGAAAGGTTTTAAACAAACATTGGAGCGATGTTCCAATATATACAGATATAAGGGAATTTGATTATGACAAAGAAAAAGACAGACTCGGAAGAATTGACATTGTTCTCGGAGGTTTCCCATGCCAACCCTGGTCAGGGGCAGGAAAGCAACGAGGGGCGCAAGATGACCGAGACCTCTGGCCTGAAATGTTACGAGTTATTAAAAGCATCACGCCCCGACCTAGATGGATCATTGGCGAAAATGTGCAAGGCTTTGTTAACATGGAGATGGGACTCTCCCGCACGGTCTCTGATTTGGAAAATGAAAACTACCAAGTCCAACCATTCGTATATGGCGCTGTCGCCGTCCAGGCAAGGCATCAAAGGCAACGGTGTTTCGTTGTGGCCCACTCCAAGAGCGACTAGCCGTATGGCATATAGGGAGAAACCTTCCCCTTCTATGATCAATGGAACACATGGTTGGAGTCTTAATGCAGCTGTTACAGATAGCATGAGTGATACACCACATAGAATGTGGAATACTCCTACAGCTTTTGATTCGGGTAATCCTAATACACAAGAAAAAATAGATAAAGAAGCCAAAACAAATAGAAAAGGCAGAGACAAACCAGGTCACTTAAAAGAAGAGGTTATGGTTGAAGAGGGTTTAAGAATGTGGCCTACAGACAATTTAATTCCTACTCCTGTTGCGACTGATCACCAAGATAATCCGGCTGAACAATTAGAAAATTGGAAGAAGAGAGCTAAAAAGAAAAAAGAAGAAGGAATAAACTTACAGTTTGCTCTTCGTCATTATGTGCAAATGTATCCCACTCCTACTGCAAGAGATTACAAAGGAGCAAGAAAGCCTGAAACATTAAAAAAGAAAGGCCGAACCGAAACAAACTCTTTACCTGATAAAGTGAGAGCATTAGAAGACCATAGAATGTGGCCCACTGCGAGAGCCGCTCTAGGTATGAATATGAAAACAACTGAAGGCATGGCAAAACTCAGACATAAAGGATATTTAGAAACAGAAGTAGCCCATGTTCATATACACGAAGAAAAAAAAGAGCCTGTGGGAGCATTAAATCCTCCATGGGTTGAATGGTTAATGGGGTTTCCGATTGGTCATACCTCCATCAATGAAGATATTACATACAATATGGAGGTAGATTATTGGGGGGAAGAACCTCCTATATCAAGAGTAGCTGTAGGGGTAAAAAATAGAAAAGATAGATTGCGTTGTTTGGGGAATGCTGTTGTTCCTCAATGTTTAGCTGTGATAGCTGAATGTATTAAAGAGGTAGAAGATGAAGAAAACAATAATTAGCTTAGTGATTCTTTTAGGAGGGTGTAATGCAACGGGAGTATCTAATTGCGATGTGCCTATTCATATAGGAACTGCATATAACAGCGAGGGACAAATGGTTATTTTAGAAGTTGAAGAACCAGGGTGTCCACGCATTGATACTTTTAAGGATTTCTAAAATGATTCCTTTTCCAAAAAAGAAATACAATGTTATCTATGCTGATCCACCATGGCACTATCAAACATGGGGAGAGGGAAGTAATCGGAATGTAACCTCTAAATACGATACTATGTCTCCAGAAGAAATCTTTAAACTTCCTGTTAGTGATTTAGCAGATGAAGATTGTGTTTTGTTTATATGGGTAACTTTTCCCAAATTACTAGAGGGAATAAAAACTATAGAAGAATGGGGATTTACCTACAAAACCCTTGCGTTTAACTGGGTAAAAACAAATAAAAAACTTAAAACGAATCAGACCTCTTTCTTACCTATGGATAGCTTTGATACCTTTTGGGGCTTAGGATATTGGACGAGAGCCAACAGTGAATTGTGTCTATTAGCTACAAGAGGAAAACCTAAGCGTGAATCCTGTAAAGTCCATCAGCTTGTCTATGAGCCTGTTCGGGAACATTCAAGAAAGCCGGATTGTGTCCGGGATAGAATTGTAGAACTCATAGGCGATGTTCCTCGTATCGAATTGTTTGCTCGTCAAAAAGCTAACGGTTGGGATAATTGGGGTAACGAACTTTAAAAAACTCAATATGTTGACGAAACCGGGTTAATACACTACATCTAGTGTATGTGGACGGTAGGACTCTACTTTTGATATATGTCTTCCTCTCTATCATATGTCATCCACGGATTGCAGCCACTTGTAATGCCTGGTCTGTATGGACTGGGCATTACTTTTTACAGGGGAATATATGGCCCACGATAACCAAGCCATGAAGAGTAATATCACGAGAGGGGTAAGGGCAGAATTATTAGCGGCTGAGTGGTTGATAGAACAAGGCATATGGTCTTTTATTCCCATGTCGGCTCAAGGCCCGATTGATTTAGTCGGAGTAGACAAAGACGGAATAGTTTATTTATTTGATATAAAAGTTCAATCCCGAAGAAAAAACGGAACAAAAATATCTAGGTCTTTAAAACCCAACCAAAAAAAATTAGGCGTCCAACTGTTGTATGTTGATCTTAAAGCTAAAGAAATATTCATTGGAGGATCACAGAAGAAAGGCACGGACGGACAATTCTTAAGCCAAAAGAAATTCCTAAAAAAGAAATGAGTCTTCTTGTTCAAGCAAATCTTTGTCTTCTTTGCCTGTTGCTCTTCTCTTTCTAGTTCCGCACGTGAGAGGGTATTCATAAGAACCATCTTCACTTGATGAGTTAGCCAGGAAGGTTAAAAACACTAAAAATATACTGACCAATAAGTGTTTTTCCCAGCGGAGTTCTACAACTCGCATGGTATCACATGGTTAGTTACCTAAATTTAAGCTGACTGTATTTCCATAATCTCAGCGCAGAAAGCATTGTTTAACAATACTTCAGAAGCTTTTAATGCGCTGTCGAACCCGTTAAAAGACAATATAGCGGAATTAACTATAAGCTCTGTCGGGGTAGTATATCTTGGAGATTTTTCTTTCTCATCTATGGTGAGAATAATATTTATCCCTCTTCGTTTAGCTACCCATTGGTTACTCTTTTGTTTACTAAAACCGATGTTTACGGCTTGTCCTTCTAATGAAATCATTTATCACTCCTTTTTTTAAAGGGTATAACATTACCAAGAAAAACTTCATCTTCTTGTTCTTCTAACTGCGTTTCAAAGAAATTTATAACGATACGGCCTAAATCTATTGGCTCTACTTTTTCTAAGAAAAGCCGGATCATAGCTGGATCTTCGTTAAGTGTCCCGTCTTCGTTACACAGAGAAATGCGCAACCCTAATTTTGGTTTTCCTGTTTTCATGTCTATTTTTTCCCTCAAATAAAACGACTTTAATATCTTGTAATTACATTTTTTTTGTGTCAGGCGATCACTTTACATCATCATGGAACTCATGCGGAACTTCTCGGCCTTTACCATAGAATTGTATCCTATATGTTTCCATTCTTTTCGCTAATTCCGGCACAGTTAAAGGGTTTCGTCTTGCTCCAGGTTGAGCAAACTCGTCCCAAGTATTAAATATTTTTTGTAATAATTCGCTATCAGTCATCGCTTTCTCCACTTAAATCTAAAGCATAATAGGTGTCTTATGTAGTATATCAATCTCATTTTTTTCCTCTCTGTTTCGGTATGGGGGCTTGGATTTTAAAGAAAGGGAGTTAAAATGAACCCCCACACCACGCTGAGCTTTAATCAGCACGTCATTATACGAAATGTAAACCTAAAGTCAAATCCCTCTCATCGCCTTAACACTTTGAAGTATTATATGTGTCAGATCAACTTCCTCAGACATGGGTATTCTAAAGTATTTCCCTTTTATCCCTATCATTATGTAATCTCTATTAATCTCTATATGAAAATCCCTCTTCTCAATCCACTCACATACCTCTGATTCTAAATTTTCTACCCTCAACATAGAATAAATAGAACTAGGATTTTCTTTTTGAAGGTGTTCATATTCGTTTTTCGTATTATCAAAAGTGTCGGGGTTGCCTAATTGCCTCCAATGGTCAGGGCCATTCTTTTCCATAATAACAAAATCTTTATATTCATTATTCCTCTCAAGTTCCAATTTTATTCTATCCTCTACAAAATCTAAAACTCCCCTCTCATCATTACAAACTTTAGTAACAATATCCTTAACGGATTTAAGAGAGGTCTTACCAAACATATCTTCTACGGCATTTTTCTTTTCATGCTCTTGTTCTTTTACCAAGGTTTTAAATCTTTCTATCTTTACAAATAAAGGATCATTTTCCTTAAAACTCATATCACCTAATACACCCATTTTTTTCTCCTATAATATATTAAACAAAAATTCTTCTGTAGTTAAGTCGGGTATCTCATTACCCCATGCGTCCCAATTTGGTCGGGTATCTCTAGCAAACAGTTCTATTCTTGGCTCATGCGACATATGTTCTATGACTTGAATGGTTTCTCCGGGTTTAGCCGAATGCTTACCTCTCTTTGCATAAACCAGGCTAGGTATATTTCTATGTTTAGGTTTTAAGTTACCTTTAACTCCAAACAAACAAATCTCATGTTGCCCTCTAAAATAATATCCAATGCCAAATCTATCTTTAGCCCACACCATGTTGGTTACATATCTAAATCCCCACTCCTCCATAACCTCAAGGCCGTCCTTTAAAAAGTTATTTGTAACCCATAAATACAACCAACAATTATCATCAGCTAGGTCGGGGACATTTAATTTCTTGATTTCTTCCGTTTTCATAAGAGGATAATGTCTATCTGCGCCACGCTTTATCTTCCCCCCACCTTGTTCTTGCCAGGGGGGATCAGCTAATATGGTTTTATATTTTTTATCCGGAAAGAGCATTCATTTTCTCTCTAGTTCTTAACTTCTTGGCTCTTCTTTTTTTCTTATTCTCTTCTTCACGGGCCTCTAAACATTTAATTAAATGCTCGTATCTCGTTCCTTTTAAAACATTTAAATCAACTTTTGGTCTTCTGTGTGATAAAATTTTTCCTTTGTCTTTGTTAGTTTTTCCAGGGATTAATCTTTTAGCCATTTTCTCTCCTTTCTAAAAATTGAATACACTCTCTTGTTTTTTCTTCTTTCTCCCGTTGGGCCTTTACATCTCCCATGATAATTATGAATGCTATAATAACCAGGGCAACGAAATACATACTTAATTTTTCATACCAATTAAACATCTTCTCTTACCTCAAAATCTATGTGTTTGATTCCTCTCATTCCTTTTCGGGCCTCTTGATAGACCTCTAGTTCCTTATCGTCCTCTAAGACTAAAGTAAGGGGCATTGTCCCTCTTGTAAACCTTTTTGCCTCTTTAAGATATTGTATTGCCTCTTTAATAGTAGTCATTACTCGTCCCCAGGAATAGTATAAAGCCTTAACTTAGTCGCAAGTTTATTTATAACACTACGCAAACCACTCTGTTTGTTGTTAAAATCAATTACAAAATTATCTAAAGTATACTTGTCTACTTGATAATCTTCTTCTTTGTCGTTAAAATACTCCACCAAAATGGCCGGATCAGTCTTTTCTTTAGATAGATAACTTTCCATATGTTCCGTAGCCCATTCCGTAGGTTTTCTTTTTGTCTTTAGGGGTTTTAATTTTTCGTCCCCCCAATGTTCAAAATCTTCCCGTTGAAGATTTACCTCTTCTAAATCTGCAATCCCACTATGAGTATATGTATAGAAACCACAGTCTAAACAATTACTTGATACCATATCAAATGGTCTATTTTCTCCACTCATTATATATCTTTCGCTATCACAATTAGGACAAACGCCACTATCACTCCAACCACTCATTTTGCTCTCCTTATGTATTTATGAATTTCGCAATCTAGCTCTAACATTTTACTTAAAACTTGT